GGGTGAGTTTTTGCCTCAACGTCCTTAGTTTCTCCATAAGTCCAACCATCAACCTCTTTAACTTTAAGCCAACTTTCGTGACTTGCACTTGCAGGGGCACCCGGATTTTGGAAGTTAAACAAAACTCCCTGAATTGCTGATTTCTTTTGCCATTCCGGAGCAAGTTCCCAATCAACTTGAGAGAAATCACCAAGATTTTCGCAATATGCTTTATTAGCTTGGTGAGTAATCTTAGCCACGTTTTCTACATGGGTTAACTCATTATCGTCGAACTGTTGTGTGTTGTTTGTTTTGTTATTCATTTATTTTTCCTCAACCCGTGGTTTTCCCGTGGGTTCTTTAACTGTGGGGTTTCCCCTGTCTTTTGCTTTCGCTAAATCTGCTTGGTGTTTTTCTTTTTCCATTGCTAACTTTTCTGTTTTCGCTGTTTCGATTTCCTTAACTTGCTTAGCAATCCAAGTGTCAATGTCTTTGTCAATCCCTTCAAGGGCGCTAATTTTCCTAATAGCGTTCTCGTTAGAAATTAGTCCGGCGTCAAGTTCTCTAAGAATTCTTTCAACTTCATAAAGCTTTTGTTGTTCATCAACTGGAGCAGTGACTCCCCACTTTAGCTTAAACGTTGACAAAAGTTCTGTTTCGCTCTTAGCTAACTTCAAAGCAATACAAAGCTTCTTCAAAAGGGGAATTATGCCAAAGTCGCCATATTGAATTTGGTAAGCTGTTAAGCCAATTTGCATTGGAGAATACATTTGCCCCATAACTGCCGGAGTTAAGTTGCCTTTGTTAGTAATGTCTTCCGCTCGCGGCAAAACCACGCCTACTGTTTCATAAAGCATTGAACGAAGGTCACAAGCAAATGTAGTCATGTGAGTTCTCATTCCACCAATTGCTTCTAATTGTTGAACGCTCGCCGGGAGAACAATTCCATCTTCTGTAACTGCGCTCTCTAACTCAATTGTAGCTCCTGGGCCAACCATTGACGGAACTTCTTCTTTGTCAACTGCGTTAATAAAAACTTTGGTTGGACGTGCTTCAGTTTGGTTAGAAATATCCATGAGGTGATAAACTAAGTCTAACCGCCTAAGAATGTGGCGCAAGTTAAAAAGATCGCCGTGTGGGTAGTTAGCGGCAACGTCAAGTTTGTTAGTTATTTGAACAAACGGCAAAACCCCTAAACCATGTTCGGTTGTGCTTTCTATGTTATCTTCACTAAGGTCGCCAATAAACATTTGTTCCCAGGCTTGGGAATACATAAATGGAAGGTCGTCCCCATAGTTAAAGCCAAAGTTTTCAATTCCATCGCCTCTGCTCTTTAAGGTAATGCAAACTTTATCTGTCCAAATTTCGGTATGCCAAATCCACGACGACGAACCACTTTTCGGAGTTGGGTTAAGAATTGGGTAACGAAGAACAATTGCAAGAACTTCATCAACGTTAATTGGGTTAGTAATTGCGTAATAGTGGCGGCAGTCGTGAAGAGTGAACTTAACTTCTTTTAGGGCAGTGACCTGGAATTGAATTAGCGCACTTCCAAAAACTCCACCTTTATTTCTAATGGTTTGAAGCATTGGAACAAGTTGATATTCCCAAACAGGCCAAAGTGCCGACTTAACTTTTTCATTTGAACAAAGTAATTCTGGAACAACTCCAAACAAGTTAGTAGTTATTTGGTTAATAATTGTTCTCGCCAAAGGCAGAGGCGTAGGCAATGGGCCTTCTTTATCAACTCGCGCTGATTGAAAACCAAAACGGGGATAACAAATTCCCTTAACATGGCTCCACACTGCGGCGGCTTCTCTCCGTTGAGAAAGGTGCCAATAATTAGGCTTACTTAAAACCAAAGAACCAATCTCCAGATTAAACGAATTGCTTAAACTAGACGGCGAAACACTTAACGAAATTCCTTCTTTTCCACTCATTTTATTGAAAACCCCCAACAACACCTGGCCTAACTTTAATAGGCCTACTTAACGAAACCCGAGCAACTTTTTCCTTTTCCTGCTTAACCACGTTTTCATAAGTAACGTAGTAAGCTAACATTCTCAAGCAGGAAACGTCGTCGTCATGGTTTCCTGAACTAGCTCCACTTGTTCCACCTGCAAACTTCCGGTAGTCACTTAACTGCAGGAAAGTTTCTGCCGATCTAATAATTAAACTTTGGTCTTTAATTAAAAGGTCAAGGCAGTCGAGGGAGAGCTTTTTAGTTTTAACGCTAGAGGGAAAACCTAATTGCCTAACCTCTGCATTTTTCCGTGCAGTTCGAGCGGCTCCTCTGCTTTTAGCAATTTTAGCCGTTTCAAAGTCGGTATGGTGGTAAACACGCTCAAGGGGATAAAGCGGGGAATTCGTTAAGGGGTCAATTAAAGTTAGCCCTTGGAGAACTGCATGTCCGTGGTTGTTTCTCTCAACCATTACCACTGCAAGATTATACCAATTTCCAAGGTCAACAAGAATTTGACTGCTTTCTAATGGGCTGACGCGGCGAGAAGAAACCCTTAAAATAACTTCCCACGAACTAAGGTCAAAAACCATAAACGAACTAAAGTCGTGGTTTTCGTCTTTGTTAATTCCTTCCGAGGGGTCGTTAACAACTAAATAGTTGCCGCCAACTTTAGGCAGTTCGAAAATTTCAATTTCGTCTTGGGCAATTAAATTTAAGAGCTTAGAGAATTGTGGAGGAATTCGATTCCTACCAAACTTACTAGCACAAGAATTCAACTTCATCTTTCCTAGCGAATCAGCGTCGAAGTAGCCTTGGCCTGAGCCAACAAAAGCTTCAGCGGCAGTAGCTGGATATTCCTGCTGGAAACTAAGCAAAGGTTTTAAGCTTGCTGGGGTAGAGGCAATTTTAAGCCTTCTAAAAGCCATTTGCTCAAGGCTTAGGTTAAACGTTGAACAAATTTGCTTTTCGTCTCCAAAAACTGAATCAAATTTTCCGCGTAAAGCCTCAAAACCGCCTAGCTCCAAAAGTTTTTTAGCCCCTTCAAAATCTTTGTATTCTTCCATCATAAACCATGGATAGAAGTGGGCAAGATATTCGCTCTTGTTAGCTAAGGCGTCAACAATCATTCTGTGAAAAACGTCGCCCTCTCCATTAGCAGTGCTTTCAAGTGTAACGTTTCCACTTAACGGAACGCTTTCAAACACGCCTTTAAGGATTTGCGCGGCGTTAGGCCAGAAAGCAACTTCCGTTCCTAAAAAGTTATGGTAAGTAAAACCCCGGCCTGAATCCCCATTCATTGCAGTTGCAATTTTAATTGTAGAATTGAGTTCCGGGAAAGAAATCATTTCAAAGTTGTCAATTCCTTTTTGCGGAGCAAGTTCCCCTAGAAACTTGTGAAAAGTTCTACACTTGTCTAAAAGGTTAGCGGCAGTTTGTTTCTCATGGGCAAGAATAAGCGTGTTAGTGTTTGGGACAGTAATTGAATCTAGGAAGTAAATTCCAGTGAAAAGCGTAGAAGAGCCAATTTGCCTAGGCTTAAGAATAATGTGCCTTTGAGAGTTTAGGCCAGCAACCTCAGAAGTTGTTGCATTTAAGCCCTCTTCTAAACTGGTTCCGCCCGGCTTTTTTGCGCTAAGAATTGCTTTTTGGGGCGCATTAAGGTTCTCACCTAACGACAACATTTCTCGCTGTTTGTTAGCAATAATTAAATCCCGTAAGGTAAATTTAGTTCCTTGCCGTTTAGCCTTTTCTGCACTTAACGCAGTTAAGCCAGTTAAGAATTGGGTAGCTAGGTGGGCGGGAATTGCCATTAAAAACTTTTAGCGTTAACCTTTAAGGTTAATCAATGCTAACTCCTTCGCTCTGTTGTAATGGGCCACTTCCAGTTTTCTGGATTCCAGCTTGAATGTCAGTAATTAAAGCCTGCAAAACTTTTGCGTCTCTAACGTGACGATTTAAGCTAGAGGTAACCACCAAGAAGAGTTTGTGCATTTGGGCCTGAGTAATTCTATCTTCTTTAGCCATTCTATGATCGCCACCAACTTTAACCATTTTAGTTAAGGAATCAATAACAATTTTCCAAGTTTGAATCCAGCCTTGGTGAACAATTGTCTCAGTGGCAATTCCGCGCAACTCAGCAACAATTGCCCTTCGCTTTGCCTTAAAATTAGGGTCACTAATTATTTGGGGATTGTCTTCGAGAATTTCAATAACTTTCCAAATAGTGTCATTTGGGACAACTGGAAGAGGTTTAGTTAGAACTTCATCAATTCTAGTTAAGACAGCCTTAGCATTCCTAATGGGAGTAGATAGGTCATAAATTCCCCCATTATCGAAAGGGTCGGCGTCAATTATGCTAACTACGTTAGCAACGCCATTATCAACAACTAAGTTGTTAGCAACAATTACTTCTTGACCTGCCATTAATTCACCAAGCCGTTCTCTCGGGAGTAAGTTTGAATTCGGCCAATCAAAACTAGGTCGTGTTTGTTAATTCTTTTTCCGTGGAGCTTTAAGAACATTATTCTTTTGCAGTGAGTTCGTAGATTTAACGGAAGGCTCTCAACTAACTCAACTAATTCTAGAACAGTTGAATTACCAAAACAAGCTTTCAGAACTAACGCCTCACTTTCCTCGGAATTTCCTGAAAGCAATTGGTTGCGTTTATAAGTTCCGCTCTCTGGCCAAAATTGAATTTTAGAAATGAACTCAACGCTGACGTTGCCTGAGTTAGCAATTTGCTCCATTATGTGATCTTCAACTTGTTCAATAGTTTTAGTGCCTCGAAACCGTTTAAACAAAACATTAGTTCGTTTTTGAATAGCGGCTATTGGAGAAGTTTGAGAAGCCATTGAAAAACCCCTAAGGGAAAAACCTCGAAGCTGTTAAAGCAATTCTACCTAGGTAGTTATACCCTATTTACCTGGTTAAAACGCCAACAAAAAAGGGAGGGAGGAAACGGAAAGAGGTTCGACGGAAGAAAAACCGAACGGAAGAAAAACCGCTTTCGTCTGTCGCTTACTTATCACTTACCTTTGGGAGGCTCAGCTAGGTTCAAAATGGGGCTCGATTTGAACGGAAGAAAACAACGGAAGAAAAAACCAGGGAGGCTTAACAGGAGAAATTTCTCCCGTTGCCCTTTTGGACTTTCTCCTGTCAACGGAAGAAAGTAAATTTCCTTCTTCTGTCGGTTCTCCAGTGTATCAACGGGAGAAATATCCCCACACACGTAGTGTGGGGGATTTCGCCTGTTAGATACTCGGAGAGACGAGGTGGTGAGTGAATGAAGGAGAGGGATTAAAGGGAATTGACCCCGGCCTGAATTGAACCTAAAATGGCGCCTTTTCGACAAAACGGGCCAGTTTTAGGGGGGTTACAGGGGACGTGAATATTTGTCCAGGTGCCTCGGCGGAGGGGCCGCAAATGGCAATTCTAAGCCAAGAAATTGTTTGAATTAAGAAAACAAACCCTTTTTAAGGGATTAACTTGTTTTTAAGGCACAAAAAAGCCCCTAACCGGAATCAGACGGCAGAGGCTTAATTGAAACCCTCAACGTTTTTAAGCTGTTGGGGGCTTAGTTTTTAGGTTTTCTTTCAGTTGAGCAACTATTCCGAACCCCAACTAATTGAACTAAGAAAGGCTCTGAATTGGAAAGGAGCTAGCCAACTCTTTTTCTTCCTAGAGAGGGAAATTTAGCAAAAACCCTCTAACCTAAAATTGTTGGGAAGGCGGCTAATAACTTCCTAGTGCCAGACTCATTGGGGAACGCAGGGGAACGCAAACGTTCCTAATTCCATCCCTGTTTCGTAGTAAGCGTTCAGTGCCTTCCATATAGTTATACCCGTTTCGAGGCCCAAAAACGCCAAAAACAAAAGAAAAACTAAAAAACTTCTCACCTATGGCCTAATTGCTTGTTCCCAATAAAGGCTGTTTTCGGGGGTTGTGTTGTTTTCAGTTGCTCCGAATTGTTGATCTCCATAAGCCCAAAACGCACTTCTAACGCCGAATTCTTCACTAACATCTTTACTTGCTTTAAGGAACAATTCCCGGCCTTTAACCTTTGAATCACAAGCTACTTCTCCAATCCAAGGAGCACAATAGTTAGTGCTTGCCCAACTGCATAACTTCTGCCGGTGAAGTTTTCGGTTGTTGTCGTCAATCTTAGCAAAGTTAAGGTCAGCTACTTCTTGGGGGCTTCTAGGAGTTAATACTTTTTCTAGTGGGTATTCTGTAATTTGTCCACTTGTTAAGGCGTTTGGGCGGTAGTCGTGAATGTCAATTATTGTTGGCCCATTTGCTTGGAATTGAAAAGTGTTTAGTGGGCCATTTAACCAATCAATGTCAGCTAGTGGGGGAGTTACTACAACAACTCTTTGGGGGTTAATGTCCCAAACTCCCTCTGCGGCGGCTTGACAGAGAAGTTCCCAAATTCTAGGGGTAACTTCTTTCGAGGCTTCCCATTGTTGGGTTTTCTTGTTAAATTGTTTTCGGCCACGGGCTTCGTTACAAACGCTTAGGGCAATTAAGGGCTGGAATTCTTTAGGAATTGCCGCAAAGAAAATGCTTTCTATGTCTCTGTTAATCTTCGGAACGTCCCAAATTTGGTGAAGAGCCTCTGGCATGTCGGGATGGAAGTCTAAAACAACTTTAACGTTGTTAGTTACAAACTCCCTAACTAAAGTTAAAAACCCACCTGCTAGAAGTGTTCTAGTTGAGTAAGGGAGCCTTACGAGGCCAACTCCTAACTTAATTAAGCGCTGGGCGTTAGTAACGGTTTGCCAACTTTGGTCAAGGTTAATGTGGAAACCTTTAGTAGTTAAGAAGGCTGTTGCAACTTTTAGTTGTTCTGCTTTTTCGGTGGTTGTTTTCATTTGTTTGTTTTGGTAAAAGAAAAGCCCCTCTTTTTACAGAGAGGCTTTAATTGGGTTGTTGGGTTGTTAGGGCTAATTAATTAGCTGGGGGAACGTCTGCTGGGCTTCCTTTTGTTGAAGTTCCTTTTTGGCCTCTTGTTCTTGCAAGTGGTTCGCCGAAAGCCTCTGCAAATTTCACTGGGAAACCAGCGGTTAGTTGCTTAATAGCGGCTCTAACAATTGCTTTGTCCTTATCAGTTGCAAGGTCGCGAGCGGGGAGCAAGTCCCAAAGTTCTCCAGTTGCAAGTGCTTTAACCCGCCCACCAATTTCTGTAAGGTTGTAGCCGTTTGAAAGGATTTCTCCGACTTCTGCAACGTTTCGAGTTCGTGGAGCTTTTAGAACGAAAACTGCTTTGCCAATAAAAGCCTTAACCCACTCAATTAGGTTCTGGTCGCCAAAAGCAAACTTTTTGTTGTCGTCCTTAGGGAGTGCGTCTTGAATTGCTTTCGGCAAAACCGAAAGAATTCCAACTTTAACTCCATAAGTTGCGTTGTTGTCGTACATTGGCTCTACCATGTTAATTGTAGGAATGGAGCTTTCTGTTAGTTGGAGCATTTCTGCTTCGCTAAGTTGAATTGCTTCGGGGTTAGTTGCCTGGTCGGCTGTTGCGAATTGTGGGTTTAGTTGTTTTGCCATGTTTGGTTGTTTCCGTTAAGTTAAGTTAGCTAATTAAGGGCTGGTTGGCTTGCTTGTCTTAGCCGGGCTCACTTATTTATACCCGTTTTTAGGGCCGGTTTCGCCACTTTTGGAAGCTGGTTTCGCCAATTTTTAGCTTTTTTGGGGAAAATTTTTGAAAATTTTTCGTGTGAACGTTGAAAAGGGCGATGGGTTAAAAAAAGCAAAATTCCCCTAACGCGAACCGTAAAAGGGGAATTAAGAGGCATTAAGGCAGGGAACTTAGGCTACTTTAGTTTCACGTCCGAAGATTGGCAGGTTGGGCAATTGTTTTGAAGTTCGCTTAATTGCCCTACAATAATCCCGATAACCTTTTGACGCGCTAATAACGGTAACGGCGTTTAGGGTTGGACTGACATGGCGGGAACAAAGGTTTATCCGGTGCTCCCACAATAAGCGAATTGCGTTTTTGTCGTTGGAAAGTTGATTGATAGTGTAATGATTGATATGGTTCATTGTTTAGGTTTCCTTTTGGAATTACCCGGTTTAACAGGTGTTAAGCAAACGTTAGTTAAACCGGGTATAGTGGGGGTTGGCGCGTTTTTAGGCGGTTGCGTTTCCCTCTTTTGGCGCGTTTCCACCTGGACGCGGTTCTGTGTTTTTGAGTTTTGGCAGTTCCTCACTTCGACGCGCTTGGAACTTCTGGCACAACTTCATCACCGCTTTACTTTCCATAATTGAAGTTTCTTTGTCAACCGGGCCGAGGGCGATGAAAAAATCCTCAATCGTTTTAGTGATTAGTTCCTCTAGGTGCTCCGGCAAAGGTTCACGTGTTCCCTTACTTTCCGCACCGTCTGCAAGTTCTTGCCACTTCTCAAAAGGTAGGGTTAAGGCAAACTCAAGGCAAATAATCGTCCCGTCTCTAAAACTTTCCAGAGTCTCACCTTTTTGAGTTTTGAATCCGTCAATTAGTTCACCGTGAAAGTGTCTCAGCCAGCGGTTAATAGTTCGGGCACTTGAATTGGGAGTAGCCTCAAGGTTCAGTTCAACCTTTTGGGCACTTGCAACATCACTAAACCATGTTTTAAGGCTATCGGCGGTACAATCCAATTGATCAATAAAGGGCGCAATTAACATTCCCTGAATAACCGGGGGCAAACTTGGCAACTGCAAAACAGGTTCAGGAATTGCCTCAAGCTGAGCCAAAACGTGACTAACTTTTGCCTTACAAATTGCGTAAACCCAGTTTAAGTAAGTTTCAGATGAAGCACTTGGAGCTTTTTGGGTTAGAAGTGCTTTGGGCAAGTCAAAAGCGTAGTCCTTCCAGGTTAAACCGTTTGCCCAGAAATCAGTTGCGTTAATTGAATTAGTGTCGCTAATTGGCGTTTGTTGAATAGTTATTTCTTTAGACATAATCTAGTTTCCAAAAATTGACTTTTTTCAAGCCACTAAGATAAGTTCTTTACACTGAAACAGTTTAACTGTTTCCATTTATTTTTAACCTTTTGCGCATTTATTTTACATGTATTTACCGTTCCCGATTGAATTTTTTCCTTACCCTTTAATGATACCACAATTAATTCGAAAAGCCAAAAAAAAGGGCTAAATTAAGTAAATTTACCAGTTCTCTATTAACTGACATTAAACCGTTTAATTCACAATTCGCCACTGAGGCCATTCTGAACCGTCCCGCCATAAGAAACACGTAACGCCACTTAAAACCCCGCAAACGGGCAAACAGCAAGTAAAGAACCTAGTCCATGAACCTGAACGCGCCACCGATTCAATCCCGGCGAACCTGCGCAAGCCAAGCGAACTCGAAAACGCCACGACCATAAACAAAGGTGACAAATGAACCAACCAATTCCACAACCTCCCATCAAAAGGAAAACAACTAACCAACCAACAACAAAACAAATGAACAACTCCACAAGAAAACAACTCACTAACCAACTAGCAAAAGCCCACAGCAATTGCCAAGAACTGTTTCGACATTTCCCACTAAAAAGCCTTTCCCACTAAAAAGCCAAGCTAACCAGTTAAAAAGGGTTAAGCAAACAAAAAGCCAATCGGGTATAATAGGGGTGTGCGAAAAGGCGGGAGCCCTCTACCCCCAAAACAAAAAGGTGAACCGAATTAAAAATGATTGAATTAAACACTACCCCCAAAACAAAACCAACTAACAAATTGGAACTCTTAAGCCAAACAGAAGGAATTCTAATTGGAACTCTTCGAGAACAAAGAATTACCTCCCAACAACTTGCTAGCCTGTGGGACATTTCCCACAGAACCGTAGAAAGCCACCTTTTAGCAATTTACAAAAAACTAAAGGTGAACAACTTGGTTAGCGCAATTAATGCAGTTACCCTCAAACCCGGAGATCAAGTTTTCACCAATCGAGGAACAAACAAACAAACTCCAGCAACTATTGCAGAAACACAAACTCGTTACAAAGTTGTTTTCGACGACGGTTCCCACAATTGGATAACAATTAACCAATTAACTCCGATGGACGCAAACCTCCAAGCAACCTACCCAAAACAGGAAACAGTTTAATTAATGAGCAAGCCTTTAAGATTCGATCAAGCCAAAAAGACAATGACTGTCTCCGACACAGAAAGTTGCAACCATTACCTAACTAAACTTTACTTTAGAGCCCAACAAATCTACAACCAGCCGCCAACTTTCCCAAACAAAAAGCCCACAACTTATGAAGCAATTCTCCAAGCAAGCAAAGAACAAAAAATCAAACCAACTAAACAGGTTCTTGAATCGGTTAAAAGCCAGTTAATCAAACAAACAAACCAACCAACTTTTGTAATTCGAAACTTTGAACTAGAAATTTCCTTGGAGCAAAATTGAAGAACCCAACAAAACCCCAGCAAAGAGAACTAACTAACCAAGCAGTTATAAAAAGTAAACCAGGTAGTGTTCCAGTAATCAAATATGTTCACTCTGCAAAAATCAAAATTGGAACAATTCTAGTTGGTGGAAACAACGAAAGTTATGAAGTTACTAAAATTCACACCCGAAAAGTTAATGTCTTTTCTGAATTCAGTTTCGACATTCTCGACACTTCTGGATTAACTAACCACACAAAATGGTTTGACAGCTTTACCGACATTGCAACCTACTAACCATGAACAACCCTTTTGAAACTCTTCTCGACGTAATCAACAACCCAAAGAAAAGATTTGGAGAAAACCTAAAGTTTAACAAAATTTGGGATGGACAAAAAGGTAACTCAATTGTTTCAGCAATTGAAGTTGTCTACTACAAAACAACTATCATCACTTTAACTCCATCAACAATCTCTTTCAACGCCGGTGGCTGGAAAACAGTTCTAACTTACAGAACAATTAACAAAATTCTCCGCCTTGCTAACGCCCCTTTCAAACTAACAAGCAAAACGCTTAGACCAAAAGGAGTTAGCAAAACTTATTGGTACATTGAAAACAGTTTCTCAATTTGTGAGTTCTACAACGGAATTACTTTCTCCCTTGAAACTCGACGGCACATTCCAACAGAAGCTCGTTACGACCAAAACAACTACTTAACCCACTAATTCCAAGCAACTAGACAAAATCCCCCAACTTTTCAACTATGGCAAACCAACTAACTCAAGAACAAACAACAATTATTGAAGCCTACAAGAACCCCGAGAACGCTTCCAAGAACTTTCTTATTAACGCAAGAGCTGGCTCAGGAAAAACTTTTACCGCCGTTAAAATGAGCCAATTCTCTCCAGAGGGAAGTCGTTTCCTAGCGTTTAACAAAACAATTGCTACTGAATTAGAAAGCAGAATTCTAACCGCTAAGTGCCAAACAATTAACGCATTTGGCCACGAACTTTGCAGAACTAACCTCAGAACCTTTAAGGTGAACACAAGTAAGTACAAGTTCATTCTTGAAGACCAACTAAAAGCAACCCCGCTTTCAAACAAAGCAAAGTTCAAACAGGGCCAACAAAAAGCCGCTTTAGAAATAATTGACGACTACCGGGCTAATATGGGCTTAATTCCAATGAAGCAATTAGTTCAAATTAAAGGCTTTAGCGACGACCAACTCAATGAAGTTACCAACCTTTTAAGTGATTGCATTGAAATCGGTTGCTCAAAAACTTCAACTGTTGACTTTATGGATCAACTTTGGTTGCCAGTTCTCCACCAAAACAAAATTAATTGGGCTCGCTTAGGAATAACTGACCTCTTTGTTGATGAAGTCCAAGACCTTACTCCAATTCAGTTCGAGCTAATCAAACTAACCAACGCAAAAAGATTCATCTTTATTGGTGACCCTTATCAAGCAATTTACGGATTTGCTGGAGCCACAACTGACGCTTTCAACCAAATTGAGAAAACATTCAACGCAATTAACTTTCCACTAACAGAATGCTTTAGAGTTCCTAATAACATTCTTGCTGAAGCCCGAAAGTTTTGCCCTGACATTCACTCAACCTTTGAACTAGAAAACAAATCACCTGAGCCAAGTGACAAAGTCACCCCAAGAGCCCGACTTTTCCGAAACAATGCAAGCCTAATTGGCTATTTCCTCTCCCTTTCCCCAGAAGTTCAAAACGATTGCGTAGTTCGTTGCACTCCTAAGTTCTGGCACGTTATTTACCAAGCAATGAACTTTGAGGACAGAAAACTAGCCAATGAAACAAACGAAAGCAACCAAACTGGAAGTTCCTTTAACTCCACTCAATTGCCTAGCCTTGAAACCCTTTCTCAACTTAAACCAACTGATGAAGTTAAGTTAGTTGCCTTGCTTTTGCCATTAGCCCAAGCCGAAGGAAAAGCCAACAATTGGTTTCAAGTTGGAACGTTCATAACTGATTACTTCTACGCCCTCAAACAGAAAACAAGTGGCTTCCTAACCCTTTCAACAATTCACCAAGCTAAGGGACTTGAGTGGGATCATGTTAGCGTAGAACTAACTGAACTAACTCAAGAAGAACTAGAAGATTCCCAGAGCCAAGAAGTTAACTTGATTATTATTGCTCTAACGCGCAGTCGAAAGAGCCTCGATGTAACTTGGGTAGAAGCTGAGAACACAGAAGACGACCCACTAGAAAGAATTAACCACACACAGCACCAACTAAACAAATGATTGCCCAATTCAACCTTAACCGAGGAGGAAACAAAAACAAATGAACGAAAATAACAACCCAATAGAAGGGAACCTTAACAACCCACACGGAAACCAAAAGCCTTTGACTACCCAAAGTTACGACCCTTCCTTAATTGGTCAGCCAATCAACCAAATAACAATGTACGACCTAATTTCCCTTGACGCTTGTTTAAAGGGAAAAGAACTTTTCTTTACCCTTTTTGAGGAGGCAATGGAAATTAATGAAACTTGTGTAACAATTGCCCTTAACAACAACCTTCCATTTAATTGGCTATTGGAAAGCCTTGACTTAGTTAACGTTTGTTGTGAAGAACTTCCAGAATTTGCCAAACTAGACAGCGACCAAAGAGCCAACTACGTTGACAAAATAAGTTGGCTAAGAGAAAACCCAGAAGCCGAACCAAAATTCAATTGGACTGATTTCTTTAACAAGCAAACCCAAGAAGTCAACGAACTGTTCAAAACAAAAGTTCCTGAGCTAACTGCTTTCCTTAACAACCATTTCCCTAAAGCAATGGAGCAATTCCTCGACGACAACCGAGAAGACGACTACGAAGATTAACCCCAAACAAAACAAACATGGCAAAACTTCCCTTTCCCTACACCCTCTACCCTAACCGACAAAACCCACAAGACAAAGGAACAACTCATTGCTATTGGAGCCCTCTTACTGACCCCACAAAGAAAGCAACAACCGAAGCAGAAGCGATTGAACTAGCCCAGAAAATGTTATCTGATAACCCAGAACTCTACTGCATTAAAATTAACTTCAAACAATTCAAAACAAAAGACGCAGTTCACGTCACAACAATTCTCCAACCAACCAACTAAATAAAATGGAAACTCAAATTAGCCAAACCCAACAAATTTACAACCTTAACCTTTCCAGCGACTATCTCCCCAATTGGGGAGGCTGGGAAGTTGCACGAGAAATCATTTCCAACGCAATAGACGCCGACCCAAACCTAAAAATAACCTACCCAAGTCCCGACGTTCTTGAGGTAATCACCTCAACAGTTCCTAGCCTTTCTGAAATGTTCATCATTGGACAAGGAACTAAAAGCGCGAACGGAGAAACAATTGGGCAGTTTGGAGAAGGCAGTAAAATGGCCGCTTTAGTTGCAACTCGTTGCGGAGCAATGGAACTTTTCCTACCAGAGCAAAGAGTTAGTTTTGCTTTTGAGGAACAAGAAAGCATGGGAGTTAAAACCCTTCACGCAAAAGTAATTCCTAGCGCGAACCCCAATGAGTTCCGAGTTAAAATCACCTATCCCGGAATTAGCATAATTGCTAAAAACCGAATTCTTTTCAACGTAGTTGAAGGGCCAATTAAAAAGGCAAGCAATAAAGGCGCACAGATTTACTGCAAAGGAATTTTCATTTCTGAAATTACCTCAGAAGAAAGCAAGTATCCTTTCCTTTATGATTGGAACCTAAACAAGTTAACTCTTAACCGTGACCGTAACATGGTTAATGCTAACTCAATTAGTGGAGCAATTAGCACTTGGCTCTGCTCTAACTTAACTCTTGAAATTGCAGAAGAACTAATTAGAAAAGACACATGCATTGAAAGTTCCGCCCTTTACTATGCCGATGGAAGCGACCACGTTAGGGGTTTAATGTATCAAGCGTGGACAAACGTTCACGGAGACAGCCTACTTTCAACAGGTGAAGAAACCACTAAAATTGCCAGAAGAGAAGGAAGGAAAGTTGTTGAAATTCAAAACAACTACTACTTCCTAAACGCCTTAATCAGATGCAAGATTCCCCTGGACAGTTCAGTTGTAACCCACAAGAACCGTTTCCTTCGAGCAACTAACCAACAAGAAAAAGCAATTGCCCAACTCCGTAAACTTGACGCCTTAATTGGAGCCCCGACCCTTAACGAAGTAATTGTCTACCAAACCACCAAAGAAACCCACTTTGGAAGTGCTGATTCAGCCAACCTGACAATTTACCTTAGTGAAGACCTCTTTGCTCCAGGAAATCAGTTTAACTTAATCAGAACTTACCTTCACGAAATGGCTCACATTATGAGCAACGGCGCAAACGACGAAACAAGAGAGTTTGAAAGCGCACTTGATAACTTGTTGGGCAAGCTCGGAACTTTCGCCCTCCAAAACCTTTAACCAAAAACAACAAAAAAAACTATGGGAATGTATACAGAACTTAACATTGGTGTTCAATTCAAAGAGAACACCCCAATTGAAATCATCAACGCCATTACTTATATGGCAAGTCAGGAAACAGAACAAGGAGAGATTAACTTTCCAACAACTCACAAACTGTTCGACGACAGCAAAGGCCGTTGGACTTGGATGCTTAACAGTGGGGGAAGTTACTACTTCGACGCAAAGCCTACTAAAATTTGGGAATTCGACAAAATTTCTGGAACCTGGTTCCTAACTCTTTGCACTAACATTAAGAATTATGACAGTGAGTGGGAGAATTTCCTTGACTTCATTGCTCCTCATGTTGATGAAGGGTACATTGGAACTTACCGCTATGAAGAAGACAAACTTCCTACTTTGCTTTTCATTAAAGATGAAAAGTGTGAATTCTGCCAAGTCGAGGTAATTAATTAACCATGAACAACCCACAGCAACTAACAACCCTTTTAACCCTAGCATTTGCAGTTAGCGCGATCACGTTAACAATTACCAAAACTGAAGCATTCCGACCCGTTCGTTATTTCTTCAACTTGCGTTATTCCAAAAACTCTAAAAATCCCAGCAAAAAGTTTTGGGATATTTCTAGCTACTTTGTCCATTGCTCTTTCTGTTTCTCTTTCTGGGCGTCTTTAATAATTCTAGCCTTAAAGGGCTTTACTGGCTGGGCTTTAATTCAATCCATCTTCGTTGTAATGGGAATGGCTTGTTTAATTATGGCCTGGACAATTCCTACTTTCTTTGGAGAAAACTAAAAACATGGCAGAACCAAAAAGAAACATGCTTGACAGAATTGCTGACCGAAACGAACAAATTAACGGGCCAGGAATTCTAGGTGACCTTAGACAAATTGAAATTGATCTAATAATAGAAGATGTTATGGATAGAATGCCTGATGGAATTATGGAACAGTGTAGTGGCCCACCTGATGATTATTAAGCTTGAAAGTGTTTTTTAGTTTCCAATAAGCAAACAACAACAAAATTGGGTATAATTACCCTATTCCAACAAAGGCCCCCTCTTAACAAATGGCAAAAACTATTCTTTCCGTCACAAATGCTTTCTTAGGAGTTGTTCCTCAAACAACAGCCCAACTCAAAAACTTTCCCGAACTTAACCTTCTAACAAAAGGCCCCCAAGCAATAATTGTTCCAGAAGAAACCTACCCAAAATTCGTTGAACAATTTAATTCAACTGCTCACGCACCACTTTTAGCCTACCGCCAATTAAAAGGCTTCGACGAATTGGCTACCCCGCTAACTGAACATGGCCCCCCAATTAGTTGGCTTGATTGGCTTGCTCAATTTAATTGGTTAGTTGCTCCAGAAGTTAAAACAGTTCACTTTGATTCCCCTAATGGAACTCGCTACTTTATCTGTAAATTCCACGTTGACCCAACTACCCATGAACCTTTTGGAGTTGAAGTTAGGCAAAGGCATAAAGAAATTGAAGTTCCTTACACCACTTTCACTTTCTGGGATGAACTAAAGAATTTTCCCCGTTGGAAGAATTGGGTAAAAGTTAAACGAGAAACTCACGGAGCAATGTGGGTTAAAATTCAAAGAACAAGTTTCAACGCTTTTACCCTCTCAAGCGGTTATCGGTTTAATTCGGGCCTCTACCTTAAAAGCCTCTATTGCCCAATGCTTCCAACTCAGCGAAAGTGTTTAACTGATTCCGATATTTCTCTTTATTGTCTTCAAGCGGCTAACTTAGCTGAGCAATTCTTTGAGCCCCTTGGAGAAGTTCTAGCCGAAAAGCCCCACCTAATTCCTAAACAGCAAGACCCGACTCCAGTTCAATTTGCCCAGCTTTTAACTAACGCCCAACAATTCTTTCCCGAAGGAGTTTTCCACAAATGAGTGCTTTTCCAGTTGAACTAATTGACCGAAACGTTGACCGCCCTTTAACAAGCTTTCTAGCCTTTTTAGCCAACAAGCTCTCCTACAACTATTCAATTCCCCTTGAAGACGTAGAGGACTCAATCGCAATTAGCGTTCAAAGTTGGCTAAGACTTAGAGAAGAAAAGGGCCAACCCATTCGTAACGTTAATAGGCGCAGTCCAGAAGAACATAATGAACTTCACATGAGAATAACTGGTGACCTTAAAAACTTTTATTCTAGGAAGTTTGCTAGTGAACGGTTTAGAATTCAAAGTGAGAACGTCCCTGAAATTCGCAGTAAAATTCTTGCTATTTCCTGCCCTCAGGAGATCGTTTTAGGCCCCTCCGAGTTGGAGGCCGTCTTAAGAGTGCACGGCTTGAGTAAACGCCCAGAAATGACCGCTAGGGCCATACAATTAAGGGCTATGGGGGCAACCTTTTCTGAGATAGCCGAAGAGCTAAAAACAACTTCTTCAATTGCTGAGAAACTAATTAAGAAAGTTGGAATTAAAATAGAACAAAAACAACTGACTTTAGAGGAACTAGGAATTTGCTAGTTACAACTTTCCAAAAAGGAAATAAAACCTTTGCCCTTAACTTCCTCACCCATCAACTCTGTGACATTACCACTCAAATGGAAGGAGCTAAACAGTTAAAGGCCGGCCACAGAATTGGTTTAAGCGATGGAATTGGAACAGGTAAAAGCCTAACTGCCTTACTAGCAACTCAGGACGTTAACCCAACTCAAACCATTTTAATAACTGCTCCCGGCTTAGCCACAACTGTTAGTTGGCCTAAACAACTTTCTACTTGGCTCCCACAGGCAACCTTTACTTTAATTAAAAGTGAGAAAGAACTTGCCGCCCTAAGCCAACCAACTACCAGATTTGTAATCATTAGCCTACAAACCTTCTACAACAACACTGATTTGGTTAGCAAGTGGAAGAACGTTGGAGCAATTATAATTGATGAAGCCCACAAAATTCCTTTAAGAAAAAGCCGGGGATTTGCTTTAATTAAAGGCTTTCTTGCTAGTGGAAAGTGGGCGGCAACTCAACTAATTCTAGTTACCTCCTCCACAATGAAGAACAAGCCAAAAGAAGTCTGGCGACTTTATCATTTAATGTTCCCACACATTTTCAGAAGTTATTATGATTGGGAACAGAAACACTTCGCTCCCGAACTGTTAAATGTTGGCTGGAACCGCCCAGCTAAGAAAGTTAGCGGCAACCAACTAATTAACTTAGGCCGCTTTCAGGAACAATACTTCCGGTTTTTTGTTCAACGTCCTGCTGAGGAGTTCCCTACCCGAATTGAAGAAGTCCAACTAGAATTGAATTCTGAACAAAAAACTTTTTACAAACAGTTCACCGAAGACAAATGGCTAGAACAAATCCAAAGCATTGAAAACAATTCCCCCGCGTCGGGTTTTCTCTACAATCAAAGCCACCTTTCTGAGCTAGGCAGGTTAAACTTAATCAGCCTCTGTCCACAAGTTCTCCAATTACCATGCAAACAGAAACCAATCAAACTACAATGGCTCGAAGAGTTCCTGGAAGATTCAATCGAAGAAACTGTTTTAATAGGTTCAAGCAGTGCGACTACCTTACGAGAATTAGAGCGACAAGGAATTATAGAGAAGGCAATTACTGGAGACATAACGAAAGCAGAAGCCCTTAAAATTGCTGACGACTTTGACCAAGGCCGAATTAAAAGTTTAGGAATGAGTTTCCGTTTGGCTGAGAGTATTACCCTAACTAACAACCGTTTAATGGTGGCCCTTGACTTCTTTTGCACTCCAGAAGAATACAGGCAATGGATCGGGAGAAGTGCAAGAAAAGGGCAAAATAAAACGGTAGTAATTTACAACCTTTTGGCTAGTGAAACTGACAAACGCCTTTACAACAACTTAGGAAAGAAAGACGACATTATTAGTGAAGTTCGCCAAAGAACCGACCTCGACCTAACAGAACAAGTTACAAAGAAAAAACAAAAGCTATGAACCCATTTGAATTTAATTCACAAACTGTCATTTCAGTTTCAGCCGATAAACTGGAATTAACTCCAGAACTTCGAAGAATTTCCGGGCTTTCTCCAGAAGAACAATTTGAAATCCATGAGCAGGCAGAACGTTTTCGTTACTTTGCCCTACAAAACCAATTCCGAGAGATGTTCCACGTTAGCTTAGATGCTTATTGGAACCTTGATCGTAACCCACTTCATTTCTCCCTAGACATTTTTGTTGAAGAAGTAATTATTCCTCAATTAGAAGGAAATCCACTACTTCCCAAACAATTTAGTTCAGCAATGGCAACAGAGTTAACTTTTGGTAAAGAGGCAACTTGGATTATTGACAAATTAGTTGGTTGTCGAAGGCTTACCCCAGAAGAAATTTTAGTTGGAATTGCAAATTGTCCAGAAGAAGGCCCTTACGAAGCCTATGAAAATGTTTTGTTAATTCGCCAAGCAATCGGCTTACAACTTTTGGAGCCAACTCAAAAATGACCAACGAACTTAACAACTTGTCCCCTCTTTCCTAACTAATGGTTCTTCCATATCTTAACCTAATAAAAGAGTTCCTGGTTTCCTTTAACGAGGAAACTGGGGAAGGGGAATTGCCTAAAAAGCTAACAGTTAACCTTGCCACCGGAAAACTAAGCAACAATTCCACCGCAATTAGTTATTGCATTTCTCAGGGAATGAGCTTACTTGAGGTAAGGTTTAGGTTAGGCCGTGGGGAAAGCCCTAAAGAACTTTTACGGGATTATTCACTGGCTAAACCTTTTGGAGAATTCTGTGAGGAATGGTGTTTGTTACGGGGAATTCCTTTCTCAGTTGGAAAAGCCGCTAAGCTGAGAGAAGCCCTAATTGACGGACTTCCAACAATTCTCCTACCCTATTTCGACATTCATGGCAATTTAATAGACGTTGTTTACCGCAACCCAACTACCGGAAAGAAACTAAGAAACGCAAGTAATGTTGCCAGCCTTTTTAACCCCTATGAGAAACGGGGGAGTTTTTCAACAGTTGTAATAATTAAAGGAGAGAGCGACGTTCTCAGGTTAAAGACGGCCCTTGAGGAAAACAACGTAACTGACGTAGGGGTTTATGGAATTCCGGACAACTCTATTCAAAGGGAGTTTATTAGAGAACTTCAAGCCTTTACTAGAGTTGTAGTTGTTCCGGCAACTGATAATCATGGAGCCCTTTTAGTAGCTAACGTTACTAAGTTAGCTCCTGAGTGGGAAATAGTTGAACTTCCTTGGCAACCTGGTCAAAGAGGTAAAGACTTCTCCGATTGGATAACTTTCCCAGAAAACGATTTCTCTGCTTTTCTTCAACAACTACGCCCTTCCCACCCCCCAAGAGAAATTCTCGACGACAACCAATTTGCAAGTGAAACAACTAACCCATTGGAGGCGAAAACCTGGATTGTTTCTAACCTTATTGCTAAAGGCGACATTGCTATTTTAGGTGGAGCCCAAAAGGCTAGGAAAACTTGGCTAACAATGAACCTAATTAAGGCAATTGTTAACGGCGAGCCTTTGTGGGGAATTCCTAACCTAATTGGGAACCCTGCTACCCGAATTCTTTTCATTGAAGAAGAAGGAAACATTCACGACTTCAAAGAGAGACGGCGAGTTGTTCTTGGCAACGTTAACGCTGAGAATGTTTTCTGGCTCCATGACTCAGGGCTTAAATTTGATAACGATGCAGACATTGAATGGCTTCTAAGAAAAGTTAAGGAACTAAGAATTGACTTAATTATTGGCGACCCAATGCAAAACTTAAGAAACGTTGTTAATGAAAATGCTTCAGGAGACGTTCACCACTTTTGGGAAAACGTTAAAAGACTTAAACGTGAAACTGGAATTGCCTTATTCTTTCTTCACCACTTTAACCAAGGTGGAGAAGCTGAGAAAGGTTGGGCGGCTCTTAGAGGAACAACCCGTGATGCTGGACAAGCTGATGTTGGCCTATTCACCCAAAAAATTGAAAAACCTTACCACTTTAACAAACTCTGCATTGATGGAAGAGAAGTCCATTTAGAATATCCAAATGGGCGTTTCTTCCAATTAAAGTTTAATGCAAGTGTTAGAGACAATAAGTTAATTAGAGCGGAGTTCAAATGCGTTATGGAGGGAACTACTAAAGCTACGCCAGAAACCCTTCTAAATGAATTCATTAACTCAGGCAGAGAGACTTGGCTACTTGAAGAAGCCGCCACCCACTTTGACAAAGACCCTAAAACAATTAAGAACTGGATTGAAAAGTTGCCACAATTAACAACCACCCCACCTGCCCCAGGTTGCCAAGTTAGAATTATTAAAGCAGGAGAGAAGCCACAATTAAAGATAAGCGAATGAAAGAACTAGAAAACAAAACCCCAAGCGTTCGTGCTAAAAAGGTAATTAACCGGCCAATGGCCCCAAACGTTGAAAAATTTGAAACTTTCCTTCATAGCCAAATGAGCAACTTAGTTAGTTGGGGAAGTTTCAAAGGGCTACCAAAAGAACAAGCAGAGGACGTTGCTCAAAACGCAGTTATTCGCTTCCTGCGCCATTACGATCCAGAGAAAACCAAACCAAAAACTTTTCTCTACTTCTGCATGAACTTGGAGATTTACGAACACAAAAGAAAACTTCGAAGCAAAGAAAGCGGTGGGCGGCCTACTAGCGTTCCAACAACTCACCTTGACCCAGAAACTTTAACTAAGTTAAGTGATGCCAGAGGGAACGTAAACCTTCCAACTGTTTTTGATAACTTCTCAACTGAAAACACTAAAAGCCTTTTAACTAAATTAGGCCAAGTTCTAACTCAAAGAGAACTTCTAGTCTTCTGCTTAAAGGCTCTGGGATATAGCGAAAGTTCAATTATTAAATTGATTCCTGGAAATTTGAGTAGAACAGTTATTTACAAAATTTGGAGAGAGGCAAAATTCAAAGTTGCTAACAGTTTGCCCCTCTTTGAAGAAGAGCTTTTGAACTTTGTTGCTTAATCCACAATTAAAAAGTTGTTCAACTTAAGCAAACAACAAATAAATGGGGTATAATTACCCTATGCGAAATCAAGGAACGCCTTAAAAATGAGCCCAGATAAACCAATTAGTTTTCCTTATCGAATCTTAGCAATTGACCCAGGCGAAAGAACTGGAGTTTCTGCAATAACAGTTGAAAGCCCAGAGCGAGTAATTGTTTCTCAAGCCTTAGTAGTTGTTCACCCGGAGTTTCCAAAGTGGCTACTTCCAAGAAACGCAAGCGTTTACCAAAAAGTTGTTGTTGAAGATTGGATTAACTATTCAGGACTTGATTCAAACATAGTTAACCAAGTAATCGGAAACGTTCAATTGTGGACACTTCAAGGCAATTCAGAAATGGTTCTTAGAACTCCACAAAGCCGGGAACTTGCTAGAGGAGTTTTCAAATTCAAGAAACCTAGCCATGACCCAGACCACCTTAGCGCAACCCTTCACGGATTAAGCTACCTTCTAACAAACAACCTAATTAACCCACGAACAAAACTTGAATTCTCAGGACAAGCCGATCTAACCAACTACCTAAAACCCAACTAAACCCCTGCCATGCTAACAATCCACAAACTTCATCTTGGCGACATTGGAACTTTCCAACGTTGCAAACGAAAATTCTTCTGGGAGAAAATTGCCAGAATTAAGCCAATTAACTCCGAGAAACCTAAGTATCTTAACGACGGTACTTACGGCCACTTGCGACTAGAAGAATTCCACACAGGCAACAGCACTTTAGAACAACGCCAAAAGTTCATTGAAGCCACCGCCCCACTTGACGGCTATTCTTCTATTAACAAGTTGTGTGACCTCTACGAGGAACGCCACCAAAGTGACCTTAAACAGTTTCAAGTTCTAAGTTGTGAAGATTCAATTAGGTTGCCAATTTCCAATCAACTAGTTGCTTTCACAGTTGACCTTAAAGTTGTGAACACTGATTCTCACAAGTTGGAAATCATTGACCATAAGTTCTACAAAGCTGGAACTAAAATTGATGATGGCTACTTGTTCTGCATGAATCAACCTTGGAGCTACCCAAAACTTCTTAGCATTGCTGGACAAGAAATTGCCCGTTTCCATTTGAACGTAATTTTCAAACGAACTCTAAAGTTCCCTGAACCGCTTAAAAGTGGAAAGCTCTCAACAGCAAAAACAAGCCTTGCAAACGTAACCGAAAAAGATTACCGTTCAGCCCTACAAGCAACTGGACAAGAAATAACCCCTGAAATTGCAGAAGTTCTTAACCAACTTCACGAAACTGACAGCCAAAGTTTTCTAAGGTTTACAGTTGGTAGGGACAAAGGCCGAGAAGAATGGGCTTACAAAGAACTAACAGACAATATTGAAGAAATTGAAGCTAGAGGAACTGAAATTGAAAACTTTCCGTTAAACTTTGGCTATGGTTGTGAGAAGTGCGCTTTCTTTCTTTTGTGTAGTTCCCATATTAGGGGAGAGAGTGACCAACGATTAAAACAAATTAAAGGATTTGAATTTGAAGAAAAAGACAATGATGAAAGATAAATTAATTAGGTGGTTTGCGTAATGGCAGTTAAAATGATTATTTACGGGGAACCTGGTAGTGGGAAAACTACTTGGCTAGGTAATTCAAAGAACGGAATTCTAACAGTTCCCAACGCCTGTCCGGTTCTTTACCTTGACTTTGATGACAAGATTAAGCCAATTAGAAGCACCGTTAACGACATTCCTATTAGTGAAATTGGTTCATGGGAAAGCTTTCAGCCAGACAAAATTAACCGGCTAAGTTTCCAAGTAACTGACCGAACTCTCGACGCGGTTTACAAACAGCTTAACCGTTTGTGTGGAGAGGCTGGGGCAATAACAGAGGACAACTTCCCAGCAAAAACAATTGTTGTTGATAGCTCAACCCATCTAAGCGAGTTGCTAAGCCGCTACACGCTAAAATACCACAAAGTGAATCGAGTTAGCCCAGAAGTTTTGAGCCAACAAGACTACGGAATGGTTGCTAACTTGCAGAGCAGAATTCTCTCTAACTTAATTAGTTCAGGCCACAATGTAATTTTACTTTGTCATGTTCGCCAAGACCATTACAAAGACGGTTCCTTAAAGAGTGAAGAGCCTTTGTTCATTGGTAAGATGACAAGGCAAGTAATTCCAGGGAAAGTTGATTATGGAGGCTACCTCTACATTAACAAAAGTGGCAATCGACAAATTGATTGGACAGAAAAGAGCAACGCAGTTGTTCAACGATGGGTTAATCAAAGCATTGAAATTGGGGTTGACAAAGACCTTCCCACCGATGCAGACTTTAGCAAACTAGCCTACCTTTTCGACAACTAACAACATGGAAACCGTTCAAACAATCCTTAACGTTCTTTTTGTAGTTCATGTAATTCTATCAACTGCCTCTCTTCAACGGCTCAACAGAATTACAACTACAACAATCAAAACAGTTACCCGTCTATCCATTCAGCAAATGAACAAAGGGGCAGTAGATAAACTGATTCAAACCCTTCTGTCAGAAGAACCACCTACCCACCCCACTCAGGATGAAACTTCCCACTAAGGGAAGTCCACTAATTAAGTTAGTGCTGATGAGTCCAATTGAATTAGCCAACAAGTTTGGCCTTTTCAGTTACTTTATTTGCTTATAGGAAAAAACGATTATGTCAAAAGACCAAAACCAAAACGTCCCGTTCAGTCTCTCTTTCAATGATGTTGTTGAGCAGGAAGCTAATAACAACCCAAGTGAATCTACTGTCTACACAAGTGGAGTTAAAATTACCTCAGCAGTTGCTCAACGTTCTAAGCCTAAGGATGGCGCGGCTCAAGGAACTGCAATGATTAAACTTACACTTGCCCATGAAGATTGGGGTTCACAAGTTAAGTATGTTTGGGCAATGTGTGAAGGTGGTGGAGCAGATATGGCTACCGGAATTAAGCGACTTGTTAAGGCCACGAAGGCCAATGTTGTCGTTAAGGATTTCGATAGTGGTGAGGAGGTTGTTACTTCTTTGATTGGTAAGACAATCCAAATTAAGGAAGAACTCCGAGACAACAAAGACCCTAACGGGAACACTGAGTTCGACGAGAAAGTTATGCGAATCACTGCAATTGGTGCAGATTCTGACTAACTAACAGTTAACCCTTAACCAAACAACCGGAGCCCTTTAATTAGGGCTCCAACAAAAGCCCAAAAAGTAATTCATGTCAAAACAAGCCCCCACTCCAATTTCTCCTGATGCCGTTCCAATTTACATTTACGCCAACGACCTAACTCCCTTAAAGGTTAGCAACCACAGCCAAAGCTATTATAGCGTAGTTTTGCGTAGCCGTCCAGAATTAAAAGTTGGGCTAACCGCTCAGTTTAAGTGTGGAGCTAAATTTGAAATTGTAGAGATTCACACTGATAACAAACAATGGAGCGAAGGTTTCCACAACTACATTTTCTCCCCAATTCCAGAAGAAGAATTAACCAATGAAAAACAAAACAATTAAGATTAAATTTCAAGTTCCTGAAAAAGGCGACACTCTTTCTTTTACAGTTTACCCAATTGAAGGCTACAGAGAAATTTGGTATGATGTTAGTGGAAATATTCAAACTCTTAATTCTTATGCGTTTGGTATAAAAGAACTACTTAACATCCCTACCTCAGTTGAAATTGAAGAGCCAACAGTAAAATGATTTCCCTCAAAGTTCCACCAGCTTATCAAGTTTGTGATTGTTTTAGTTGCCCGTTAAACTATCAACGAAGTGCAATTCCTGCAATGTTCGTTAATCCCCCTGAGCTAAGCCCCAACGTGGAAACTGTTTTCATTTTTTCCGCTCCTGATGAGGCTAGCTCAGTTGGTGGAACAGATAAGGGCGTTAAGTTAATCAATTCACTTGCCCAACAAATGGGCGCTGACCCAAACAGTTTTGTTTGTTTGCCTTTAGTTTCTTGCTCCACAACGGAAATTCCCTTCGAGGCTACAATTCACTGTAACACTTGGCTCAGGTTAGCCATTGACTCGCTTAAACCTTCTAGGGTAGTTCTAATGGGGGCCTTAGCTCAAACCGTCTTCCAGACCCGCTCAGAGGCTGAAAACACGTGGTTTTTGAGCCCAAAAAATTTCAACTTTGAATGTAACGTAATTAATTGCATTGAACCTAAAGAAGTTCTTAGAACCCCAAAAAGAATGTCTAACTTTATAAGAGTTATTCAAAAGGCTCTCTTTGGTTCAACTGAATGGATTCCACCTCTTCCAGAACAACTAAGCCAAAGTCCAAAAGAAACCGCTGAATTCATTAGAAACATTTCAAAACAAAGCGCAACTAACCATTGCAGTTTGGATTTGGAGTCCACAGAAGGAACGGACACTTATTCCAACTTCTGCCTTAACTTAGGCTTCTACTACCCTGAAAGGGAAAGAGTTCCTTTTGTAGTTCCCGGCCTTCACTTATTCCATTCCGAGGTTCGTGAAGCCTTTAACAATTGCCAAGCAACTTTTGTAGGGAGTAACTTTCAGAACTTTGACGCTAAGTTTGTTTTCCACCTTCATGGCATTGTAATCCCTAACCTAGTTGACCTTGGGCACATTGATTTCTGCATTGATGAAAGTGAAACAGGTGAAGATGGAATTGTTAGAAAAGGTTTAGGCTTTTTAGCTCCTTTGTTAATTAATGCCCCTGACTACAAAGCAGAAATGGCTCCATACATTAAACAAATGTTCACTGCGCCAATTGAACTAGCTAACAAATACGTTGGCTGGGATGCTTATTGTTCTTGGGGTTGTTATGAAGTTTTAATGGCTCAACTTGATGAACGGGCTACAAACCTTTTAACCAAAACAATTATTCCTAACTGTAAAGTTCTCCGAGAAATGAGTAACGATGGGGTTCTAATTGACCGCCCATACCTGACAGAACTAAGTAAAACTTTTGACGTTGAACTGCAAACTTTAGCGGACAACTTTGGTTGGAACAACGCAAGAAAAACCGGCGATTTTAACCCTGGAAGTTGGCAACAAATGCAAAAGTTTCTTTATGGCAAAATGGGAATAACTCCCCTAGACGCTAAGAAAGGCACTGGAGAACCAGTTCTGCTACAAATTCTCGAAAAAGGCAACTTAGCTCCCGAACAAGTTCAGGCAATTAACAACCTCTTAGAACTCCGGGAAATCTCCAAACTAAAAGGAACTTACACTGACGGCCTCCGCTCTTTGCTAACTCCTGAAGACTTCCTCCACACTGACTACCTAGGAACTGGAACTAACACCGGAAGGCCATCAAGCAAAAACCCTAACCTGCAAAACATTCCTACTCGAACTGAATTAGGCCGAGCTATTAAACGGGCTTTCATAGTTCCCAGCGGCTTTAGGTATTTCTTTAATGCTGACTATTCCCAGTTGGAAGTTAGGCTAATGGCTATTGCTAGTGGCGACCCTAAGCTAATTGAGCTAATTAATTCAGGTGAAGACATTCACCGCTATGCGGCAAGTATCTGGTTCGGTGTACCCCAAAATGAAGTTACCAAAGAAATGCGAGCTTTTCAGAAAACTGCTAACTTTGCAATTCTTTACGGCTTAACTGAGAAAGGGGCGGGCTATCAACTAGGCTTGTCACAAAGTGAAGGGGCTAGAATTGTTAGAACTTTCAAAAAAGAAACTTTTTCTGGCCTAGGAGCTTGGGTTGACGAACAACAACAATTCGCCCTTAAACACAACTATGTTCCTTACCCCCTGAATTCATTCCGCGTTAGGCATTTTCCTTTAATAACTAACCACAACTTAGAAGACGTTCGCAAACATTGCGTTAACAGCCCAATTCAAGGCAGAGGTAGTGACTTCTGTTTAGCAGGAATTCAACGGGTTAGAGCGGCAGGGCTTTCGGCCCGTTTAGTTGTTCACGATTCCGTTAGCGGTTATTGCAATTCAGAAGACGAGGCCCGTGAAGTTGTTAAGCTAATGGAAGTCAGGGATTTTGCAGTTCCGTTAGTTCTTGATTGTTCAATTGGGGGCAATTGGCGCGACCAAACTGAGGTAAAACTTTGAGCAGAAATTTTGGGAAACTAGATGAAGTTACAAATGAATTAGCCGGTTTTGTTAAGAACTATTTAACTGTGTTCCTTTCGGTCAGAATTATCTGTGAAGATCAAAAACAAGCAGATAGAGCCGCAGAACGTGCAACTAAACTATTTAACAGCCCAGCTTTTATAATTAAGGCAGAAGATTGTGGCCCAGTTGGACAAATTGGCTTTTTTACAGGAATGTGTGAGGAACTTTATAGAGAACCTAGAGGCCGTTACTTTGAATTTACGAAGAAATATTTTGCTATTAAAGCAATAATCACCAAAACTGGGGAGCTAAGTCGAAACTAATGGGCCTGGCCCCAACTAACCCAGAGTTCTCAATTGAGAAAAGCGTTAACAAATGGAGAAACATCTACATTTCTTTCATTATGAGAACTGCCCACTGTAACTTTGAAACAGCAGAAGACATTTTCTTTACTTACATAGCCTACCTTTTTGAAAGAGGAATTACTCACGCTTGTCCAGCCTACATTAAAAGCGGACTGAGAAACAAATGCATTGACCACGTTAGACGAGATAGCAAAAGTGATTCTTACTCTCTTCAAGACATTTTAATTCACAACGGGGAACAACTAAAAAAGCTCCACTTTGAAGATAAGTTCATTGACCGGGGGGCCGTTGTTACTTTAACTGACGTTGAATTTCAAAGAGGTTTTCTCGATCAACTAACTCCGAAACTTCTTGAAACTGCTTTAGCTTTAATCAATAACGACAAACCATCAGTTGAAAAAAGCCGAAGAAGCCGAAGAGCCCGTGACCGTAACAAATTGATTGCTCTATTGGAACGCTATAACAAAGAAAAAGGAACCCACTCACAATGAAACTAAAAATAATCCCTAAACTCCTACAATGGCATAACAAACGGCCCAAGAACGCAGTTGTAAACACAATTGTTCTTCACGCAACAGACGGGGCTTCTGCCCTTAGCTCTATTGCATGGCAAGCGATTAGCAGAACAAGTTACCACTTCATTATTGAACGGGACGGAACTGTTTACAAGTGTTGCCCAATTAGCCTAAGAGCTTGGCACGCCGGGAAAAGCGTTGGCCCTTTAGGAAATGACGTTAACAACTACTCAATTGGAATTTGTTTTGCTAACTTTGAAAGCCGACGAGAACACATTACCGGAGAACAACAAGTAGCCTGCTTAGATTTAATTAAGGAAATTATGCGAATTAGTTCATATAAATTTAAGTGGTTAACTCGCCATAGAACAATTGCACCTACTCGCAAAACTGACCCATTAATGCTTAACCAAAATGACATGAACAGAATTGCTCAAGAAGCCAATTTACAAATATGGACGTTACCAAACTAAAAACTCCCACTACTAAAGCTGAAAACTATGAGCTTTACCACAAAGGCTATTACGGAAACCACTTAGCCTTTTGGCCCAGCTTAGGGGCTTTTTTGCAGGACGAAACTTGGGATCAAAGTAGGCCAGTTGCTTTACGAACTTCCTTTACCCCAGGAATTCAACTTCCTTATTATTGTGTTCCAACAATGCCAATTGCAGTTGGAACCATAGCTAATGAATGGGAATCATTAGGGGTTCCTCTTTCAGCAATTGTCCTAAATGAAATTGGCCCCGATGAATTCATTGCTATTCAAGGAGAAGTAATGCTCTCGATCAATGGAATGGATTTGCGCTATTCAACTGAAAAACTGTTAATGAGACAGGCTCTAGCCAAAAGCCAGAAGCATGTCTCGGGGTTAGTTGCCCAACAAACCTTATTAGCTTTTCTCGACCCAACGAGTTACGACAACTTGCAAAGGTTGTTTGACGATTTTCCAGATGCTATAATTGAATTCAGCACTTACTCTAGACCAGTAGGCGTTCTGCAAAACAACACAGTTATCTGGGAAGTAAGGAACTACTAAAAATGACAAGACGACAAGAAATTTTACTTGCTCAGTTAGCAGAAGAAGCCGCAGAAGTAATTCAGGCAGTTGCCAAAATCCAACGCTTCGGCCTAGAAGACGTTTATGAAGAACAAACAAACAAACAAAAACTTTTCCTAGAGGTTACTGATTTCTTTTCTGTAAGAAATCTTTTAGTGGGTGAAGGAATTCTAAGATTTCACGAACATGAAGAAGAGGCCCTTAAAATTGCTAAAGTTGAAAAATGGCTTAAATATTCCCTGGAAGACAAACTAGTTTTTGAAAAAATGGCAAAGGCATTAGGAGCGGAGCTTCGAGCCAATAACCTTGGAGATAATTTAGTTGAAGAGGTTCTAAGCGTTAAAGGTTCAGAGGGCTTTACTCCAATGGTGGGAGGAAAAGAAGTTACCCCACTAGAACAAATGGTGGAAAGCCTAAAAGCTGAAAGCTCGACAAATAAAACAGATTATTTTGATCCAAGAAACCCAGGCCCAAAGGAGCTTCGCTAACTAATGTTTAATTCACAAATTCTCGCAGATACGCTCTTTCAAAATGGCGCCCGTGTAACCACAGTTGCCCTAACTTTCCCCAGGTCAATTCTTGCTGAGTTTAACACTCACAAGATGATTTCTAAGAACGCTGGAAGTAGTAGGGCTAAACCTTTCAAAACCCTTCTAAAGGAAATTCAAACAAATCCTTTCATGCCAGTTTTCCGTAAGAATGGAAAAGGAATGCAGGCATACGAAGAACTAACTCCCGAAGAAATGGAAGGAGCTAGCTACCATTGGTTAAAAGCAAGTTGGTTAGCAATTGAGCAGGCTGAAAGGTTAGCCAATCCAGAAGGTTTCAACGTTCACAAACAATACGTTAACCGTTTGTTAGAGCCTTGGATGTGGGTAACTGTAATAGCTACTGGAACCGAGTGGGCTAACTTGTTTGCTCAGCGTTGTCACCCAGCCGCAGAACCTAGCTTCCAAAAAATAGCAACACTTTTCTATGAACAATATAAAGCTAACGTTCCACTTGAGCCTTTAGACAATTGGCACCTGCCATATTGGACAGCAGAAGATTCCCAAGAACACCAATTTAAGTACAACTACAAGAACGTTTGCGCAAAACTAGGAGAGACTTTCCAGGCAACTCAAAGTGAAGTTGAAGCCTTTTACTCCTTAGAGCGGTTTCAAAAGTTCTACGTTCAAGACGTAACTGCCGGAAGGTGTGCTAGGGTTAGTTACAGAAACGAACAAGGAGAAATTGATCACCTTAATGACATTCGTCTAGCGGTTCAACTCTCTAAAAACCATCCAGGACATTGGAGCCCATTTGAACACGTAGTTACAGAAGCCCAACAAGAAGACATGGTTTATAAATTGAGCCAAGTAGAAGTGGACGGTTTAGATGATAAACCTTACCCTTTTGAAGGGGTGCTAGGTTTCTGTGCTAACCTTAGAGGAGCTAAAAGCTACCGACGATTTTTCCCGAACGAAAACATTACGGAAATGCCAACATGAACGAAACAACAACAACAATAAGAGAAGCAATTGCTAAATTAGTTGACGCCCTTAACGCTAATGAAAATGGAAGGCCCTCTACAAGGGAACTTTCTTTAGCTAAAACCGCTTTACAAGAAGCAGGTTTTTGGGTAATTCAACATGAAGTCGAAACGGAGTCAATTGCTCTATGAACAAAACAATCACAATTTATTTATCAGTCAAATTCCGGGCCTTTGGAATTACTTTTGGAACCATGAAGGAGGCATGGGAAGTTAACCTTAACAATGTTAGCAAGCCATTTAACTCAATTCCTTGGACAGAGGCTCCAACTGGAAACAAGCTTTACGACAAGCAAGGCATTAAGCTAATTGTTGGAATAGTTAACCCGCTCTAAAACAAAAAAGCCCCTTTTTACAGGGGCTAAGTCAAACTGCCTTTAACCGTAAAAAGTTAAAGGCTTTTCTTTGTGTCAAGAGGAACAGTGGTCAACATTCGCAAAACGAACTGGAGAATTCCAATTATCGCTACAAAGGCTCCAGCAATTTTGGGGTTCTGCAAAACAAAAGTATCAGTTCCTAGGTAAGTCAGTAGGCCGATCACCGAGGTAATAATTGCCATCCATAAAGTTTTACTTGTTAGTGGGTTTTTGTTTGGGGTCATGGTTGTTTCCTTTTCTCTTTGAGAAGTTCGTTAATTCCTTTGTTCACAATCTCCAATTGTGCTGTAGTTCCTTTCTGTCGTTCCGACATAATTGCAATTGTTTTGTCAAGTTCTGTAACTTTATCAGCCCTCACCTTCTGTTCAAGAGCTAAGTTAGTAACGTCAGCTTTAACAGTGGCAATGTTGAAAGTTAAGTTAGCTACCCAAATTCCGAAGCCAAAAATGAGCACGGCTCCTACGTAGATTGCGCCAACTATTTTTGGTAATAATTTAATGTACTCGAAAGTAGTGTGGTCTTCTGATGTAATTGTAAAAACAGGGGGAATAATTTCAGGTGGTGCCATAAGTTTTCCTCTTTCTATGCAGGTGCGCCTTCAATAATCAAGCTGACTTCAACTTGTGCCAAAGCGGCGTAACCGGAAGCACTGTAATGAATATATGCTCCGGCGGCGTCCGCTTCCCAACTTGTTGGGGTATCTCTTGTTGCAGTTTCTCCAAGGTAAGCATCGAAGTCCATCATAGCACAATGGGCAGTTCCATTAGCAACGTTATAAACTGCCTGCTTCATAATGCGATAGTTAGTTAATCTTGCCTGTGGGGCAGGTGGAATTTTAAGAAGAACGCAAGGTTTAGAAGGTCGAGAAATAATTCGATCAACTAACTTTTGCAGAACTGCTTGGAAAATAACTAAGCCCTCTTCTGGAGTATTAGGAGTTGTTGAGTTTCCATAAGAACTTTGATCATTGATTAAGAATTCAATGGTAAACAAAGCCGCTCTCCCAGTTCCCCCAACAGTTGAAACATCGGTGTCAGAAGTCCAACTCCAAGCATCTACATTTGAATGAATGTCTAACTTGTTCGCAATGTTATTATCAAAGTTCAGTTCATCCATGTTAACAGTGTCATAGCCACTTCTGAGCATGGCAGAGGAACCACCAGAAGCATAAAGGTTCCAACCACTTCTTCCTAATCTATGATAACGAAGTCCGGCATTTCTATCTCCATAGTAGTGAATGAATCCATTAACATGAACACTATCTCCACTTGGGTTAGAAACAGTAACAACTGTATTAGTCGCACTCGCAGTTGCTCCCAGCATGATGTTCTCTTTATGCAGGCAACCAGTTCCATTAGTTGTCCAACCAGGCAAATTAGTTGCCCAATTAGGAGCAACAGGGGCGGCAACTCTACAAGTTATGTTAGCTCCAACTGCTTGAGCAGAACCAGTTCCAGTAATTGCATAAGGAAGTGTTCTAACTGTTCCAGCCTCTTTTCTGATAACTAAATCAATGTCCGTACACCAGTTAGTTGTTAAAACAACTGTTGCCCCACTTCCACTAGCAAAGCGGCAAGTAGCAAAAGCAACATGACCATTGGCCTTTGCAGGAGTAGAGCTAGTAAACGTTCCTGTATTTACAACAGTAGTGTTAGTAACACCGGAAGAAGTGTAAGAAGTAATGAACCCCAAACCGCCCTTAATTAGTGGCGCCCACTTTCGGTTAGCCCACTGTTGAAGTTGTTCTCCAACATACCGGCCCCAAGAATACAAAGCTCCATTACTTGCCCCAGTTCCTTCTTCTAAGGAATCTCCTAACATAACAACATCAATGCCCCCATTAGTTGCAATGCTGGGAAGTCTGGAATAGAAACGGCTTAACTTATTTGGATCGAACTTAGCCCTAACAGCCTGAGCAGACCTAATAGGAACTTGTGCCGAACCGTCAGGTTCTCTTGTAAGTTTGGGAATAGTAATAGAACCAGAAGCCACTAGTTATTCAACTCTCCCTAAATTAATTGGTGCAGAGTAATAGCTTCCAGCTGGAAGAGTAACTCCGGTTGTTGCAGTTGGAATTGTTCCAACATCTCCAACTAAACCAGTTGTTAACAAACCAGTCCAACTAGCATAAATGTCTCCACTAGCTAAAAGAATTTGCGCTCCAACAATTCTATCGGCCTCTGCCCCAATTCCTAAAATGCTTTCGGCAATTCCTTTCCCAGTAACTCCAGTTGTAGGGATTTCATAAGCCGCGCTAAAAGCTCTCTGTAACTGGCTTCCATCAAACAGAGCAATAGAAACTGTTTTATTAGTTGTGGCACTAGCCAAAACTATGTTTTGAAAATTTGCTTTCTCGTAAAGTTGTCCCATCCCTTAAGTAATTGCCTCCAAAGTCGTGGGAGTAACGTAGAAAATCTTAGTAACTCCAGTTGCCTGAGTAATTGTAGTTGCTCCCAATTTAACGCTTAAGGTTTGGCCTGTTGAATTTTTAAAAACAATTTGGCCTAGATAGCAAGTTGGAAGGTTAAGGTCACGTCCAGCCGTTAATGTTCCAGTGAATTCCATGAAGTCATAAAGAAGAACGTCTGTAATAACTAACGTAGTGTTTGCATCAGCTAGAGCCATTGAACCCCGGCTTTTCTTAACGTTTCGAGCCAAGAGCGTTGTTCCAACTTCAATAACATTGACGCCAGTTAACAGTTGAACTGCCGTTCCGCCAGTGGTTTTAATCTTTAAGGTGAAAGCTCCCGTTGCTTCGTTGTTAACAATTAACTGACCCCCAAGAGTGTTAGGGATTTCCAGAACTGTGTTTCCCGCCATTGCTCCGGTAACTGTTAGAATAGGGCTTTCATATTGAGCGGCGACTAAAACAACTGTTCCAGTTGAGGCGGTAACGTCCACCGCAGTTACCTTAAAATGTAAAGGCTTAGTGTTTCCACTAAGGCCATCTGTTGAAGTGTGTTTAAGCGACATTGAGAGTTCCTCCGATCATAAAGTTTCCTGTAACGGTAAAATCTTCCGTTACATTAACGGAATAAGTTTCGGGAAGGTAAAAGTTTTCAAAAACCGTGGGTGGAGTTAGACCGCTAGTTAAGAGGAACTGTCCATCTAGCGTTACAACATAAACTCCATCAGCAGTAATTACGTAGTCCGCCGTTGTAGTAATGGCTGAGGGACTTCCTAGAATGGGAATAGTCACCCAAGTTGCTCCATTAACCAATTTCAGAACATAGCTAGAAGTGTCAATTACATAACCTGCTCCAGTGTTAGTAATAACTCCTAATCGAAGGGAAGAAGCTGGGGGAGTTTCAGTAGCAGAAGTAGTAATGACTCCTTCACTACCTAAGAAAGCGTAAAGGCTATTTCCACTTGTAGGTAGAGTTACTGCAACTCCACTTACTAACTCAACAAGTCCCCCAATAACTGCCTCACCTGCGGCAATAACTACGTTAGCCCCAACAACAGTTAAGCCCAGCCCAGAAATAACTCCATTACCACAGGTGTAAAAAGCGAGATGCTCAAGAACCGCCGCATTTCGGTTCATGGAAGTAACTACGTTAACTGTGTCCCCAGAAGTCCAACTCCTAACAAAGTCAGAAGCAAAAGCCGCTGAACTTTCCGAATTGGAAATAGTTACAGGACTAGAAGGCTCAGAAACAGAAATATCAGCCATGAGTTAAAGGGCTTAGTTGAAGTTAAGTGGTTTTCCAAGTTTCGCCAAAGTCGTAAGAAAAATAATTTACTAAATTAGCAGTCAGAAGAAACCGTCCATTAGTATATACGACGTCATAGAAGTTTTCTGCAACAAGTAAATTTACGGAAACGTCTATTCCGCCATCATAATTAGCGAAGAGGTTCCCGCTAGAGTCTTGCCAAACAGTTAGGACTAATCCTCTGTCATCGGCGGCGTTACGAAAAGAAGTCATTGCCATGTTAGTTGTTAAAGTTTGGGTTTGTCCACCAGAAATAAAGCGGGTGCGGGTTCCATCCAAATAGAGAACGTCAATAAAAGTTAAAGCAGGTAAACAGAGAACGTCAGCCCACAAAGCCCCAGAAGTAACTAATTCAGTTGTTCCAAAGTCTTTATACCAAGTAACGTCCCCACTCCCATCAACTACTACACAATGCCAATCCCCGCCAGGGTGACAATCAATGTCTAACATTCCTGTTTCTGGTGGGTTACAATCAACTGGGTTGTGCCAACTAATTCCCCCAACAGTTGTAGTACAACAAAGAATGTCGTATTGTTGAGGAAAGTCTGGAAGACAGGGAATTGGCCCCTCATCCAATTCTAAGCAATTGTCAGTGTGAAGGGGGTATTTACAAGCAATTGTACTGTCCCGGTTATCAGTTCTAAAGGTTGTTGCACAAACAGTATCAATGCTTCCAGTAACAATCGTTGTTTCTGTGTCTATGTGGCTATTACAATCAACAGTGGCAGTTTTAGTGTAAGAACTAATTCCACTTGTTTTAGGCATCGAGCTAACGGAACATTCTTTCTTGTAGTAAAGTTGGTGATGGCTCCAGTATTGCATTTCCTTATAGGCCGGCCCAACTCCTGCACAGAGGCAAGTGTGGAGAGTTCCTAAAGTTTTAACATCAATGTTAGAGAAAAGGGCTTCTGTGTGTTGGTCATAACTATCTGTGTCGAAGTAAGGTTGTAGATGACTTCCCTGACAGGTACAAGCAGAACTAACTGTAGGAACTGTTTCCATAACAATTAAATCCCCAGTCCACCCTGCTCCAGTGTTGTATTGGTAGCCCCCTTCTAGGGCCGCACTAACTTGGAAGTTAGTGTCAGTAAACGTTGGGAAAGTTTCTCCTAAACAAGTTCCGCTAGTTGGAAAAGTTCCATTAAGAAACAAACAAGTTGGCTGAGTAATTCCAACTAAAGTTTCACTGATTAATTTACAACGGTTCCGGCGAAGGTCGAAATTAATTCCCCCCTCAACTTTTGCGGGAATTGTTAGAAAGAGAACTCCATCAAGGTAGAACCTTGCTTCACTAAAAGTGAAAATCCATTCACAAGCCGCATTAACCAAAAGTAGGCCGTTGTCAACTTCTGCGGAGACAGTTCTAGTTCCGTCCCAACTAGCCAATGGAAAAGTTAGTGGAGAGAACCAAGGAGAAGTAACAACAATTGTTGTGCTTTCACTTGTTCCATCATCAGCATTAATATTGAAAACTTTTACTCCATTATTAATTGGATCGCCCCAATTAAATTCAAAAGAATTAGTGGAGTTGCAAATAGTGTGGAGTGGGCTATGCGCCGCAACCAAATCCATTTTATAACGGTAATTAGTTGCGGCCTCGTTAACGTGAAATTGTCCCCTAAACGCCATTGCCACCACAACAACCTTTCTTTTTAGAAGAGGTTTTAGCTGGAGAAACGACCAAAGGCGAGTTAACATTAGCTAATTGAACTGCAACTAACGGCCCTTGGAGGCTCTCAAAGATTTCTAGAACTTTTGCCATTTGTTCGTCAGGCCCTTCAACTGTAATAGTTACATTAACTCCAATTGAAAGTAAAGTAGCAGTGCGAGTTTTCTTAAAAATTTGCATGGATTCAAAATTACGGAAGGGGGTCGTAGCCAGCCATGTAGAAGAAATCTCCATAGGTTGCGCTTAGTGGATTAGTGTCTTGCAAGGGAGTTAGTGGAATTGCGGGAAGAGCTTTAACCCCTCCTTGACTATCTCTCAAACGGCCTTCCATAGCAGTCCCCCCAACAATTGACTTTTGAATAGAGTGACCCGCTAAGAAGTCTTTAACTGAACTTTCTTTTATTCTCATGGCTAAGCCTAAGCGGGAATAATTCCTTTCCTATCAAGAATTCTTTCTGAAATTACTGCAATTGTACTCATTGAACTTTTGTTCCAGGCTCCGTTAATTTCCCTAATGAGAAAAGTGTCACCGTCTGGGTCAAACCTAATTGGGTCATCGAACCGTAAAGTCCGTAATTTAGTTGGTTCTTCTGGGGAGTGTGGGAACAATGGCATTGGAATTTCTTCTGTAACTCTAGTATAGCCATTTCCTGCAAAGTCTCCAATTCGTCGAGCAATTAACTTACAAGCGTTTCCAACTTGGTCACCCTTAGAAAAGCAGTTAAGAGTTGGGTTAAAGTAATAGAAAGGAACAATTCTTCCTAACCAACTAGGCCCTTTAAGGCTGTCGTCTAGCTCAACTAATTGCCCACCGATTTTGAAGTTTGCACTATCTGGGTTAATCCAAACTGCCTCCGCACTTCCCAAGGCTTTAGTTCCATCAATGTTTCCGACTGCCGTAACAATTAGATAATTGAAGTCAGGAGTAATATTAGTTTTGAGAGAGCGTCTATGAATCCAAGGAATTCTAGGAACAACAGTAGAGGCGTTAGTTGTAGAGCCAGTCCAAATCTCTGCCAAATTATAATAGCGTGGAATCATCATAGGCAATAACTTTTGCCCCCCTACAATTTTAGGAGTTCCAATTATAAACAAAGGTAGAGCGTCTTTGGCAGTTCGAGCAATTGTTCTCCACTTCCCTAAACAATGATCCCAGAAGAAGTAACTCCTTAAATAAGTGTCAAACATTCCCAGCAGAAATTCTCCAATGTTCTTTCCTGGGTTAACAATAGCAGGAGTTGGGCTATCACTGTCAATGAAAATTGTAGAGCTATCCGCAACTAAGTCAACGTATAGAGCTGAATTAAAGCCAGCCAACTCTAAGAACTCAGTTATAATTGCATTAAGTGTCCGCCCGTAAACTCCGCTGGTATCTCCATCAGTTCTGAAAAGGTAGCGTGCTTCTCCAGTTACCTGGGTCTTAACAAGGTGCCAAAAACTCCTAGCGGAAATGTTGTAGCGAGTTTTTCCCTCCTCTAATTGCCTTTCGTCAATGTTTGTAGTAACTCCGTCAAACAGTGTGTGCCACTCGCCAAATCCAAGCTCCTCGGCTAAAGTTGTTCCACTAACAATTGCATCTCCGTCAGCTACGCTAACTTGAAATTTGAAACGCCAAAAAGGGCGAACTTTTAGAGTAGCGGCGTGAGCAGAAAGGTCAGTAACTTCATAGCTCATTTTAACTGCATCAATGTCTTCAGAATAGGGAACAAAGTCGCTAACTTTTCCGCCCCAACCTTGAAGAATTATTTCCAAAGGAGTTTCAACAGTTACAAACTCCCCACTAATTCCAGTTGAGTAGCCGTAGATAATTGGAGAGAAAGAACTCAAACCAAAAGTAAACGAATTTAACGTAAAAACAACTCGATAGGTGTTAAATTGTTCAGTGGTGTTCAGGCTAAAATGGGCGTGGCGGCCTTCATCAGTTGTGTAGAGTTGAGTAAGTTCTTCTCCGTAAGAAGTAAAGACCTGTGTAGTTATAGAAGTCCCGGCGGGAACATTTGCAAGAATGTTTACAACTAATGGGTTAGTGTCACTGGGATCATTTCCAATTGGAAAATTGACACTAACCAATTCATCAGAAACAAATCCAGAGCAAGCATAGGGAAGATAACCGCACTTGAAAGCGCAATAAGTTAAGTAAGGAGCAATTCCTACTGCAATTGATTTTCGGACAGGAGTCCCCGGAATTGTCTTAACAGTCATTTCCCCAAAAACACTTGTAGTTCCAATAACTGCCATAGTAGTGTTGAGCATTTCACTTGTCCAACCGCCCATTCCGTAACGCATTCCCTCACCTACTTCTCTATCCATCGGCCCCATAGTTGACCTAATGGACATAGAATTTCCTTGACGATAAATAACCCACATTGACGGAATTTGTGGGTCAATTCCTAGGCTTTTATCAGTCATTTGTCCAACTACAAACAACTTGCTTTCATTAACAGGAGCCTCAGTAGTTCCAGTGTTAACAATTACCTGAGCCAAAACCTTAGTTATATGGTTTCCATAAACACAGAGAATATAATAACCAGTTGAAATTAGAGTTCTTCCATTCTCAACTACTTCACAACGATCGGCAGTAAAATGAAAACTTGCAACCATCTCATCTGCGTGGTTATGGCGGTCTTTAGTTCCAAGCAAGGTAAAAGCTAGTGGGGTTAGCCCGTCATCATAAGCAGTTGTGACAAATCTAATAGGTAAGTGTGCCGCCGCCTCAGTTGCAGTGAACAAATTGTCTTTAGGACTATTGTTCCACTTTGGAGCAATGTGACTCTCAAACCTCAGCTTTTGAGTTCCGTCTGTAATGTCTCCGTTAGTGGGAAGAATTCCTGGCAGTTCATCGTTAAGGAAAACCGTAGTAATTAATTGGTTAGGGAGTTTACGATAGAGCCATTGAACTGAATTAGTTTGTTCAATATAACTTTCTCCGGCATTTGGATATTCTCCTGGCTTATAGCCATACCACCAAGTTCCTACATGAAAATCATTAGTGTGCGCACCATCTCCAGGCAACTGAGTAAAGTCAATTAACCAATTAGTATCACTAACAATTAATCCACGCCAACGAGCATCCAACATTATTTCAGTTGGGGTTTTGTGAATGTTAAAGAATTTCTGACAGCCATTAGTGATTTGCTCAGTTGTGCGAACTGCCGCCGCAACTGGCGCACTTAATCCTGGGAGGTCGTCACTAAGAACAACTCTAAACTTCCTATTTCCACCTGCAAACAAACCCATTAATTAAATTGCTCCAAGTTTTTTAAGTTGTGTTTTAAGGGCTTCATGGTCGCCGTTTCTAAAATCTCCAACTCCGCGCAAGGCTCTAGCCGCTCTTTCTCCGGGGCCGTAGCTACCAGCCGCTCGTAACTGTTTGTCAGCCGCTTCCATTTGTTTCTCAGCCGCCTTCTTTAACTTGTCTGCCGCAGAGTTCATTCCGGGAATAAAGCCACTTAACCAATTAGCAAAAGCTTGAGCCATGTCAGTTAAGAACCTGAGCCCACTAAACAACATTCGCAATTGCATAATTAGTGGAGCTAGGGCAGCAATTATTCCCTTAACTAACAACTCCCTCAGGGCGTTAAAGTCGGCAATTAAACCGGAAATTTCTTCTCCGAGTTTTCCAACAATCGCATCTCCAATTGGATTCTGTGCCTTTTGTGCGCCCTTCATTCTTTGGTAAGTATCTTCACTCATGGAGCCTTTATTAACTCCAGCATAGTCACCCATTCCCATAGAGTTAGCCGTTAGTTTAGCCGCTTTAGGGTCAGCATTTCTAATTGCTTCAATCATTGCCCAAAAAGCCGCAGGGTTTCCGAACTTAACGGAATCGTTAGCAACCTTTTGCTTGTCAAGCCCTAAGTTAGCCGCTAATGCTTCAACCCTTCCTTGTTCACTGGAGCTTTTTCCAGTAGTTAGGTTAAAGTCTTTTAGCTTAATGATTGCGTTATGAATTGCAACAATCATGTCGCTAATTGCTTGAATGAACTTAACAACTGCATACCCGATTGCCGCAAAAGGAGCTAGAATTAGTCCAGCCGCCGCACCTAAAGCCGTTAACGTGGTAGAAGCCCTAACCAAAGAGCCAATAAAACCGTTGCTCTTTCCTAAAGCCCCAGCTAGGTTTCCACCTGCCCCTGAAACATTTCCCCTAGCAATGTTAGCTTTAGCATCTTGCCAAGCCTTAGCCATGTGGTTAATTAGAGGAGCCACAATTGGGGGCTTGTTCTTAGCTAGGTAATCGTCCAAAGTTGGTGGGCCAACAAATTGTTTAGCTCCGGGGGGAGCAGCTACCTTTCCTGAACCACTTCCCCGGCCATTTCCACCCCCGCCTGAGTTAGCGTAGCGAACTTTAGGAACGTCTTTAAGAAGTTCCCTGATCTTAGTAACATTCTTAGATAGGTTTTGGTTTAGTCGGTCAACTGCGTCAGAAAAGTCCGTCACTGATACTCTGAGGGCCCGAATTGCTCTCATTGTTTCCTTGATTTCCTGTCCCGCTATCCGAATCTTTACTGTGTGATCTGCCATATTCTGTTAAAAACTCCAATTGTAGTTGACTTATGTTAGGGCAGAAAACATGAATTCCATTTCCCCCGCACAGTTCAACTAGCCTGGCTAAATTTTCATTAGTTGCCAAACGCAACTCAAGGTCTAATCTGTGTTCTCTTGCAGATTGCTTTCTGACTCTGGCGAAGACATCTTTAATTCCAGGTTTACTACTGGAGCCATCTCTAGCAAAGGGGTTGCCTTAGCCGTCACCTCCCGCATCAATTCAACAGCCGACATCATTGCCTCAGAGTTAACTACAAACAACCAAATTAGTTGGTCAACTGAATACAACTTAGTCGGCCACTGCATACAATAAAGAGTGCAACAAATAGAAACAACATCTTCGGTTAACTCTTTGTAGGAGTTAATAACGTCTTCACCTTCGGCAGGCCTTCCGACAGGCCACTCATAGTTATTAGTTCCGTCAGGGTTAATTAGCCGCAATAGTTCCCTTTCAGTTACTTCACCAATTGCGGCAACTTCAACTAACCCAATTTCATTAATTAGTTGAAGCTCTACACCAATTGCTTGAAGGCTTTTGAACCGCTTTAGTTGGGGCCGATAGGCAAATTGGTTTTGAAAATCCTTTAGGTTATTACTCATTAATTTCCTTAAACTGCTGTAAAGCCTTGCTCAAGCATTTGAAGAACGCCAGTTGTATAAACTGCAATAACGTCAATCTTAATTGTTCCCATTCCTTTGCCCTTAGTGAAGTTTTCCTTGTAAGAGGTAATTCTTCCCCAGAAACCAATCGTATCATAGGTTGAACCTTCTCCCTCTCTCCACTGAACTAGAACAATATTGTTAAAGGCTTCCCCAGCAACTCCAGAACTTTGAAGGATATATTTCCTTATTCCATTAGTTCCACTGACACTTGTTCCCTTAGAACTTAGATAAATGTCAGCAGTTACTTGGTAAGCAACTTCATTAGGAACTGGGTTAGCTAAGGGAGAGTTCATGGGGCTAAGGTTTTCAGTTGTTTCCTCATAGCTCCATTCAAAGTTCTCCAAACTTCCGTAAAGTTGGTCAGTCCTAACCGCAGAACTGACAACACAATCAGTACCAACAGTATAGGAAGCAATAGTTGCAGAAGCAATAGTTTTTCCTGTTGCAAAACAATCGAGTATAGTAGCCATTTATTTCTTTTCCTATCTGAAAGCATCACTAATTGATTTAGCAATTCTTTTTCCTGTCTGTTCGAGTTTCGCTTTTTCATAGCGAGCCTCAATTTTAGCAAGTTCCCTCAAACTTTTCGGAGAACTTAAAACGGGTCGGGGGACTGTAAGTCCGGGAATTCCATCAAACAATTTGTTAGCATAAGGGGCTAGGTTAATTAACGCCATTTCAGTTAGCCCACTTTCATTGTCAGTTGCTTTAACAACCATCCAACTTTTTCGAAAGGTTCCAGTTTGGTCGTTAATGAAACGGCTTTCTCCCATAAACATTTTGCCATTGCCAACAAACCTTCCACCGGCCCCACGCTTTAACTTAACTGCATAAGGAAAACCTCTCCGGCGAAGTTCCTTAGAAGTTAGGTCGCCTGAACTCATTTTATCAGCCCAAGCTAAAAGATCAAGTTCTAGTTGTTCCTCAGCAGTTCTACTCATAGAAGCAACTCCATTTCAAAGTTAAACAACCAGCCCAAAGGTCAGAACGGTTCCCAGTTAAAGCCTGGTTAAGGTCAAGATTCCTACTAACGTTAATTGGTCTAGTGGTGTGAAGTTGAACGTTATCAGTTCCTGCACAAACACTAGCTTGAGTTAAGCTAGTCCGTAAAAGGTCTAGCCAATAATCACAGTCAAGTTTTGGTTCACTCTGAGCTGGAACACTAAAAGTCCCAGTTTCAGTTCCTGGACTAGCAACTGTAATTGTAGACGGAACAGCTTGAAGGGCAGAAGGAGCAACAGCAGTTACCTTAGAAATGTGGTCGTCCCATGTAATTGTTTGACCAACGTATAAATTCTCTGCACTAACTACATCGTAGGTAGAACCAGTCCGAGCAATTAGCGAACTTTTCCAATTAGTTGTAGAGCCAAGAACCAAATAAACTTTAGTTGTTAAAACTTGAACGTTATGGCTCATTAACTCTCCCCAAGGACTGTCACTATCATCTGAACCGTCTTCTTCAACAATAATAACTAATGGGGAAATTAAATTAATTAAGCCAGTCCCTGGCTCTTCTAGCAATTGCATCCATGCAAAATTGTCAATTGTTTGAGTAGAAAAAGTTTCAGGCGAAATAACACTTAACGACGAAGCAATTGCTCCGCGCAAATAAGTAAATACATCATTACGTGTAGACACCTTTTTTAAACTCTAGGCTACTATTGTAATTGGTTCAACTCGCTTAGCCATTACACTCTGCCGTCCAAAAAACCAATCTGCTCTCTGTTCCCTACTTAAAACTTCAAACCAAAGTCCATCATCTTCACTTCCAGCACAGTTGTAGAGAATTACTGCGTTAACTGGACAATCAATGCTTGAATCCATATTAAATTGTTCAACTGAGAAAGGGGCCATTCCCGCCATCATTGCTCCATAACCAGTTGACTCCTCGAAGTTAGCTCTAGGAACCTTCGAGGCCGCCAAAGGGCCAACTTTGCTTGATTCCTTATAAACAACTTTCTTTTCCTGAAACCCTTGAACCAATTCAGGTGAATAAATTGTAATTGTGGCGTTGTCGAAAAAGGCCCCAAACTCGCTCATTGAACTAGCCTCCTTTTCATTGAATCATTATTCTCCTAGCGCGTCTTGCTTTAATTCCTTTTCCAACTGAATAACGCTTAATGATTGAAGTCCAAGTAAGGTAGCGGGGAAGGAACTTCTCAGGGGCAATTAGTTGAAAAGCCTTTCTTCGGTCAGTTTCTTCAACTTCCTTAACGGTAATAGCAGTTAATTGAGCAATTGCTGATGGCTTTAAGGAATTCTGCAACGTTAACAAATAGAGAAACATTGCCATTTGAACATCAGAGGGAACCAAAAGGCCCCAACCCCAACTAGCTTCCACTAAAATGTTACTGTTTCCACTTGGGAAGTTGGCGTAGTAAGGGCTTGTTCCTAGGTAAATTGGATAGCCACTAGCTCCGTGATTCTGCCTAAAATGAATTTCAGTGTAGGGCCGTTGAGCAAATTTAGGAGTAACTAAGTGAGTTAAATCAATGTCAATGAGCGTTCCGTCAAATTGCTCAACTTCCAACGAAGTTAAAGAAATAAACGGGTCAACAAAAAGTCTGTGGTTTTCATTCCCATCAAAACGACGAGTTTCACTAATAGGAACAAAGGAAATGCCTGTGTCAGTTTCTAAGGCAGTAATAAAAGCTTCAAGGGCTAACGTAATTACGGCGTCGTCCAAAGTTGCAGCAACTCCTGTGGTATTCAGGATAAATGCTTTTGCTTCTGCTAAAGTTGGATACGCCATAGAAAACCTTAAAAGGGAAAGAGGGGGGCCGGTTAAAGCCCCCCGAGCACTTAACTAATAGTTTTGCTCTTCATAAGAAACTCAAAGAAAATTTCTTAGATTTGACCAACAGCAGTCGGAGAAATGTAAGCTTCATAAGTAACACTTCTGCTTCCTGAGCCACCTGCAACAATGACAACCAAACGAACATATTGATGAATCGTTGAGAAAATCATGTTGTAGGCCGCAGGAATTCCAGTTGCAGTTCCAGCCGCAGAACTTGTTCCACTTGTAATAGTAAACAAATTAGCCGCACTAGCTACTGCCGCAGGGAAATCCCAAGGAGCCGCGATAATTCCGTCAGAAGTTGCTCCATCAGCAGAATGCTCTAAATAGAACTGAACTGTTACATCAGAACCTACCGCGCTCCCTTCTGTAATGTGCAAGGCCGCATACATAGGAACACTATTATCAGTGTTTTGCAAGTCAAGCCAAGAACCGTTGAAAGTTGCCGCAGTAGTTCTTTGAACACTTGCCGCCAAAATGCAATTTGTATCTTTCATTTCTATTAAGCCACCCGGAAGTTGTAGATTTGTCCAAGACTAAGAAGGTTGGTTTGCGCCAAGCTAAATCCTAGGTCAATCGTAACTTTGTCAGTGAGTCCATCGTTAACAACACGTGGAATCGGAATAACTGCCTCTTCAAAAGAATGACGCATCCAAGGAATAACTCCATCCTCTTGATCGAAACGAACAGCAAACAAAGAGCTAGCACTTCCACCAGTTGTAGTAATTCCATCTGCATTCTCTGAGTTAGGCATAATTCGGTTCATTGATCGGTAAGGGTAAGCAAGTCCTGGGTTAATAATCTTAGCACCTCGATAAGTTTCAAAGTGTCGATCATAAGCATCAGTCGTTGTTCCAAAACCTGCACCAGCACCCATCATTCTAATTGCTTGACTCATTGCAGTGATAACAGTGTCGTTAGCAAAGAGACAAACTTTTGAATAGTCTCCATTGCCACCACTAATAACCATTAGCAATTCGTCCAAAGCTCGCATAAATTGGTGCGCCATTGCCGCAGTCATCGTGCTTGCACGCATATCAATTGCACCCATGCTCTTACGAAGTTCGCTAGGAATTCCGTAGTCGCTTCTCTTGTTCATTCGTCCACGAAGGCCATCGAAGCATTTAGAGTTGCCGCTAATGTTATCGTTGTTAATGAACTTATCGTTAAAGTCGTGGGAGAATGCTCGAATAGCCATAGCTACTTGAGTTCCAATTGGGTCACCAATTGAATTAGGGTTCTCTTGTAGAACCTTATCAACTGAAACTTGATGGCGAGAAAGGTACATGTTAGTTCTAACGCGTTCAAACTTACCACTTTCAGCAGTTGGACTTTCTCCAATGTTGTGCCAAGTTGACATAGAGGGGAAGTTCAAGCCATCAGTACGAGCAAACTCCTTATTAAGTTCCTTTCCAAGAACAAAATCCAGAGTAGTCATAAGAGGCGAGTGCATTCCCATGTTATAGATAACTTTCCCAACCAAGGGATTGTTACTCATTTGCATTGCTTCGACTAGGGTCATTAGTTTAATTTTCCTCCCCGCCTAAAAAGGTTAAGACGAGCTATAAGTAAATACGAAAAAGGACTTAGTTTGAACAACAAGTAAATTTACCGATTGACAAACTAAGCCCAAAAGCCCAGCCAAGAAAAATTAATTAACCTGCTACCGAAACCTCCTCAACTTCTGAAATGTCCAAATAATAAAACTTACCTGGAGTAAAGTAATCTGCTCTATCAGCAGGACAAACAGTCATACTAAAAGTTCCATTAGGAGTAGCAGTGAAAAATGCGTGGTCTTCCTTATTAATTCCAGAGTCGTGAACAGCTTGCAAAACTACTGTTGCATTGTGTTGGGTTGAGTGAATTGACTCACATTTAAATTTACATCGTGTATTTGTTTTCATTGTTTTAAGTTTTTCCGTTCATAATTGCTGTAACATTAGCTTTAGCAAAGTAGGCCATTCTCTCTGCTGGCGTTTTTAACTTGGCTAGTTCTTCATTGACTCCTGCGGCAGGTGGGTTAGCTGGAGGAACTCCACTTGAAGGTGGTGGAGGATTAACTAAAGGCACTACTGGAGCAGTTCCCATTAAAGCAATGAGGGAATCCAGCTTAGTTAACGTGGAAAGGGTTCGCTCAGTTCCCAACAGTTGAACAATTTGGGCTTTCTTTTCTTCATCAACAATTGTAGCCAACTTTGCATCCACACTTGTTGAAACAAAAGTAGCAACCTCAGCAACACTAGCATTAGCCGCCTCAGCAGTTGAAGTCGCCGCTGTTAGTTTAGCATTTGTTTCCTCAACAAGTTTAGCTAGTCTAATGTTCTCAGCTTTAATTGCTTCTGCATTAGCAGTTGCAGTTGTTAGTTGCATCATTGTAGCTGGATCAACTTCAAAGTTAGTCTTGTTATGAATTACCGGCGGAGTTATCTGCGCTGGGGGACTAGCAGGGGGATTTCCGTCCCCGCCTTCAAGAAATTTCTTTCGAGGAAACATTTTACTTAGAATCTCCAGTGGCCTTAACAGGTTCATTAGTTTTAACTGGGTCAGGTTTCCAATTCTTGTTAACAAAAATTTGGGCTCGACAAGCTTCATCAAGTCCGCAATATTCCCAATCATTAGAGAAAGTATTACCTACTGTCATTAGCCGAAGGCGGTAAGTCTTTCCAGTGTGATAGGAGTAAGGAGCGGAGGTTGAAAGGAAGCGCGAAGGGCGGTTAATTTGCAAACTTGAATAGCCGCTGTTTTCGTCTTCCACGCTTTCCCATTCAGTGAATTCATCAGGCTTACGAGAATAGTGAAGGGCAATTGAATAAGTTCCCTGCATTCCCTCTTCAAGCTCGCTAACGCTAACCAATTGTCCATTACCAACAAGTCGGCAAGGGTAGTTAGTTCCAGCAAATTCTAGTTGGGCTTTGTTGCTCTCTAAGGCTTCTCCACTAGCTCCGTTCATTCCAGCTGCTAAGAATTGGTTAAGGGGGTCGTGAATCCCAAATTGGGTTCCTGGGCCATTCCCAAGGGAAGGGTTTTCCATTAGTTAAACACTCCACAAATTGCCTTAAACAAGGAATCTTTTAGCTTTTGACTTTTTGGCAGTTCATCATAAGGAACAAAACAAGGGTGAGTTTTTGCCTCAACGTCCTTAGTTTCTCCATAAGTCCAACCATCAACCTCTTTAACTTTAAGCCAACTTTCATGACTTGCACTTGCAGGGGCATTTGGGTTTTGAAAGTTAAACAGAACTCCTTGAATTGCTGATTTCTTTTGCCATTCTGGAGCAAATTCCCAATCAACTTGGGAGTTGTCACCAAGGTTCTCACAATAAGCTTTATTAGCTTGGTGAGTAATTCGGGCCACTTTTTCTACGTGGGTTCGCCTTTCAAAGGCTTCTTGTGTTTCTGTTGTGTTGTTGTTTGTTTCGTTGTCCATTATTTTTCCTCAACCCTTGGTGTTCCCGTGGGTTCTTTAACTGTGGGGTTTCCCCTGTCTTTTGCTTTCGCTA